GGAAAGAAACAGCTTAACAGTGTGACAAAAAGAAAAGTTGCTGGGAAGACTCGGAAGAAGGTAGTCACTAAGGAGAGTGATTGGATGACTTACGAGACTTCTTCTGAGTATATTAAAAAAGATATTGAGAGCTTTGGAAAAGAATTTTTTGACTTTTACATCATTCAGACCTACTACACAAAAGGTGGCCTAGTCTATGGTGAAGCAAACCTTCAACATAAATTCGATGTAATGACAAAAAGGATTGACTCGAAGCTCAGACTCTTCTACAATGCCAATATTGCAGCAATTAAGTTTATTACTAAAGAAACTTATGAAGATGCTGAAAAAAGAATCCATAAGGTAATGAAAGCAAATTGTGCTTGATAACTATTGAGAGAGAATAAAATGTTTAACAAAAGCAAAGCTGTGAATCATGTAGCAAAAGTTGACAGTAAGATTGAAGAACTTGAGCGCATTCTTGCAAATGCTAGAGAATCAATAATTAAAGAAGTTGAAGCTGTTGAATCACAAATGCAGCACCTAATGCTTAAACGCCAAGAGCTACGTGAGCATCTAGAATATATTGAAACACGAGAGCTAAAAGTTAACAGATATTTTAAGGAGTCCGAATGTTTAACTCAAGAGAATCAGTAAAAAACTGGAACCTTCGTTGTGGAAACACTCAAAAGCAACCTTACAGTAATGAGTATTGGGAATCTTTAAAATCTCAATCTCTGTGTATGCTTGAAGAAGCAAAAGAGCTTGTAAAAGCAATTGAAGAGAAAGACCCCATTGAGACATTGGATGCTCAGGTAGATTTGCAATATGTTCTTGACGGTTTGATTTACCTGTCACAACATGACCACAACGGTGCTATGGAAGCTGTTTGCCATAATAATGACCTGAAGTACACAGATGACTATGAAGAAGCTTTAAAACGTCTTGCAGACATTGAAAAGCGTACTGGTCAAGAGTGTATTATTCGAATGTCAGTGGTTGATGGTAAAGAGTGGTATGCGATTGTCCGTGCAGCCGATGGGAAGATTATGAAGCAATCAAATCTCCCTAAAGTACAGCTTGGTGAATACATTGTAGAGCTTGAAAGCCAAGAACTTTTTGTGGTAGTATCTGAGACATGCGTTATCTGCAAAGGTATTGTAGGTAGCTTAAAGGATTTGGGTGTAGATGGTTTTGTAGAAGTTAATCCAATTACCTCTAAAGCAGATAAAGACTTCTGTAAAGAGAATGGACTATGGATTGCAGATATTGTCTACTATGATGGTGAGCAGTTCCATGTAACCTCATACCCGAAACTGAATTATGATGCTAATAACCTGAAGTGCTGGTTAAAAGGGGTTGGTTATAATGGATTCACAGAACATTAATAAAGAGGGTGTGGCTCAGAAGAGCCACTTCTCAAACTACAATATTTCTATGACGGTGTTTATGAATGACCCGTTACTTGAAAAGTATGGTGAGACTCCAGATACACTTCTGGATAATGAACAAGTTTTAAAAGCAGTCCTGTACAAATACGGGATTGACATTGAGAAAGAGTATTCTTTTGAAATCTGCCAACACAGGAATACTTTTGGTAAAGTTGTGATGGCTCCACTTTTTATGGGTGTAGAAAGGACTGACTACGGTTGGTTATATCTAAAAAGAAACTTGGAGAAATACCGTGTTTAAAGCAAAGAAGTTAGATTACGATGCCATTATCTCTGGTGCTAAATTAGGTGTTGACAGTCTCGGACGGGACGTTAAACACGGAGACACAGTTATGTACTGTGATGACCGAAGAGGAAGAAGTGCAATCTTGTTTGGAAAAGTTGTATGTAAAATACGCGGTAATTATGTTGTTTCAGATATGGATGGCAACGTCGCACAAAAGCTCAAAATAATCATGGATAGCAAGACTCCATCATGGCTCTTAAATTGTATGCACGCTTCGTCTATCACAAAAGTAAGTGATAAGTTTTACGATATGTGGCAGAATGAGCAAATTTTCAAGATTTAAACTAGGGAGCCTCTTCGGAGGCTCTTTTCATCTGTAGGATTCGAAAATGATTAAGACAATTAAAAAATCAAATGGTACAGTAGTAAGCTTTGACCCAGAAAGACTGAATAAGTGGGCATCATGGGCAGATAAACGTGGAATTATCTGGTCAGAAGTCACTATGGAAGCTATGAAACGTGTCTATGAGGGTTGCACTACAAAAGAGATGCACCAAGCCATGATTGATGTTTGTGTTGATAAACAAACTCAAGAGTACTCAGATATGGCTGGACGACTGCTTTTGGGTATTATCTACAAAGAAGCCTTTGGAGGCTTTACTAAGGTTCCTACGCTGATTACCTTCGTTAAAAATATGGAGAGAGCAGGACTTTGGGAGAAGATGGATTATTCACAGGAAGAGCTTGAATACCTGCAAGGTTACATCGTGCACTCAAAAGATATCTCTTACGGTTATGCAGTCTTGAAACAGTTCAGAGACAAGTACGGTATCCGTGATATTAAAACGGGAAGACTGTTTGAGTCACCACAATTTATGTTCATGGGTATGGCTATGAAAGCCTTTGAGAAGCAACCAAAGCACCGTAGACTGCAAGATGTTATCAAGCTGTACACTTACCTATCTGACCTGAAGATTAACGCTCCTACGCCCTATTTAAACGGGTTAAGAGCAACTAAATCGGGCTATGCGTCATGCTGTTTGATTAAGGCAAATGATACTGCTGAGTCTCTTGGTATTGCTGCAAAGGTTGCTTATGATATGACCACAAAGCAAGCTGGTATTGGTATGCTGATGGAGACACGTACTATTGGTGATGGTATCCGTCAAAATACGATTGAGCACATGGGTAAACTACCTTATTACAAGCTTGTACGTTCATCTGTAGAGGCAAACAAACAGAAGAGTCGTGGCGGTTCAGCTAATAACTTCTACACTGCTCTAGACCCGCAGATTGAAGATTTACTGCGTTTGAAGCACCCTACAACGGTTCCTTCTAAACGTATTAATGAGATGGACTACTCATTCGGCACAAACGATTATTTCTGGCAGTGTGTTCAGTATGATACAGATTGGTTGCTATTCTCTTACAAAGATGCACCAAAACTCTATGACATGTTCTACACAGCATCTGCTGATGAGTTTGCTATGGCAGTTGGTCACGCAGTACATTCAGGAGTTAAGCACAGACGAGTCAAGGCTCGTGAAATTGCTAAGCTGTTTATTCAACAGCGTTATGCTACAGGTCGTGTGTATCCATTCTTCACTAACAATGCAAACACACATACACCATTTAAAGAACCATTGAAGATGTCAAATCTTTGTATGGAAATTGTGTTGCCAGTGTATGGTTTTGAGAAAGAGACAGACCTTTACAGAGACGATGCTGTGAAAGAGGATGGTGAGGTGGCTCTTTGCTTCCTAGCTAGTTTGGTTGCAGGGAGAATTTCAGAAGATGAATACGCTGACGTTGCTTATTATGCTCTTGCAATGGTTGACTCCGTTATTGACCTTATGGATTATCCGTATCCGTCGATGCGTAACCATGTTCAGAAGCGTCGTTCTGTTGGGATTGGCCTTACAAATGTGGCTCATTACCTTGCGAAGAACTACGTGAACTACTCTTCACGAGCAGGTAAGACAAAGCTTCATGAACTTGCAGAGATGCACTCTTACTACTTACACGAAGCCTCTCTGAGACTTGCTAAAGAACGTGGTGTACCTGAGTATATGCAGTTCACTAAGTATCCTGAAGGCTGGGTTCCTCCAAAGACAGCCAATAAGAAGATTGATGAAAAGCATGATGCAAAACTACGATATGATTGGGATGACTTAGCACAACGTATCAAAGAAAATGGTGGAATCCGAAACTCTGTATTAGAAGCTTACATGCCTAATGAGAGTTCTTCACTAGCAACTAATACGACAAATGGCTTGTACCCAATTCGTGACTTTATTTTAACTAAAAAGTCTGCAACTGGTAACGTGTTGTTTATTGTTCCAGATTATGAAGAGTTGAAGTATGTATATGAAATTGCTTGGGGTATTGACACCTTTGACCTGATTGATTGTTATGCAATTGTTCAAAAGTTCACTGGTCAAGCTATCTCTTCAGATTTCTATGTTGACTACGCAAAAGCTAAGAAGGTATCATTGGCTCAAGCTTTGAAGTACATGATTTATGCCAACTCGGTAGGTATGAAAACCATGTACTACCTTAACAGTCGCATTGGTGTAGGTAAATCTGCACTGCAAGATGCTTATTGCGAGGGCTGCGGTGTTTAGTTTTAACAACTATGAGGGTCGTAAAAGACCCTCTAAAAATAACTTTGGAGAGACCATGAAAGATTTAATAGAAAAACATGAGCGACCAATATACTTGCTCTACAAACCCCGCAAAGCATTGTACTATGTGAGCAGCACAGGTATCATGATAAAGCAGAATGATGACTTATGGGTCACTGGAGCCTCTTACATCTCTACAGCAGATGGTAAAATCTACGCAAGACCTTATGAGATGTTTAACAAAGAGAATTGGGAAGTTCTAGACCGAAAACAAGCCTTAGAAATGATAAAGAAAGGAGAAATCACACTATGATTAACCAACACCCAATCTTTTTAGGTGGTGAGAGAAAGACATTTGACTCACTTAATAAACACTACCCAAAAATCTTTGAGCTATATAAACAACAAAAAGCGCAAGACTGGTCAGAAGATGAGTTTCCTTTTGAACAATCACGTCTTGATTTTGAGAGTGTGCCAGCATCAATGTCAGGTGTAATGCTTGAGATTCTTAAGTGGCAGTGGGAAGCAGATACCCAAGTTGCTAAGAGCTTGGCATTCGCCTTTGCACCATTCATCTCTGATGACATCTATGCAACTGCAATTATGAAGCAGTCTGAGATTGAAAACCTACATGCTCTTACTTACTCAGAGATTGTAAGGCAATGTATTAAAAACCCTGAAACAATCTTAGATGAGATTAACCAGAATGTTGCTGTACAAGACCGATTAAAAACTGTGAATCGTGTTCTTGAAGAATTACTGGATGAAGGTATAAACTATCGCCTGAGTTATGTCCGTGATTCACTTCTGGACAAAGACCCTCTACACTTCCATAAAGCGATTCTGAAAGGGCTGTTTGCAGTGACTGCACTTGAAGGTATATCTTTTATGGCATCCTTTGCATGTACTTTTGCACTTGATGCTCAAGATAAATTTCAGGGTATTGCTCAAGCTGTCCAGAAAATTATGCTTGACGAAATCCTTCACACTAAAATTGATATTGAAGTTTTAAAAGAAACTTTAAGAGATGATGAGTGGCAGAAAGCTTTTCAACAAATTCTTCCAGAGATTAAAGTAATCTTAGATGAAGTAGTTGAAAGTGAAGAGAAATGGTCGTATTATATCTTCTCCGAAGGACGTGCTGTAGTTGGCTTAAATACAAAACTTCTTCATGAGTGGGTTTACTATAATGCTGCCCCACTGTATGATATGTTTGGCATTCCCAGAGATTTTGTAGCTCCTAAAGAACCACCTTTGAAGTATATGATTAAGAAGATGGAAATTGATAAAGAGCAGAATGCTAATCAGGAGCAACAGAACGGTGCGTACCTGTTGAATACTGTTGTAGATGATTTGAATAGTGGATTTTTAGAGGTTCCTTAATGACTTATGTGATTTACTCCAAAACTGGATGCCCTCAGTGTGAGACTGCAAAGAATTTTGCAAAAGCTCGTGGTATTGACCATGTTGTGAGAATGTTAGGGCAGGATTATGAACTGTCAGACCTGATGGATATTGCACAGATGCCAGTTCGTCAGATGCCATTCATCATGAAAACTGATGGACAAAACCTAAAGCCTGTTGGGACGCTACAGAATTTTATGACAGAGGTGAATAATGCTTAAACGCATTTGGGAAGGTTTGGTTGTTGATGCACCAGCTATTGTGATTGGTATGCTGATTGTTAACCTATTTACTGATTTTGAACAAGGTTCATTGTTTGGGGCCATGTTACTATGGGTTATCTTTGAAATATTAGAGATACAGTTAGGCATCACTGAAAAACTAAGAAAACTCGTTTCGAAGTTTTCTAAAAAGATTTAAAATGAAAGGGTCTCTTCGGAGACCTTTTTAGCATGTAAAGGGGCAATAATGAACAAAGTACAGATTATTAAAAAGAATGGCTCACTTGAAGAACCTGATATCAAAAAAGTTTTAGCGGCAGTAACAAAGTCAGCTAACAGGGTTGGATATAAAGAACTGCCACCAGATGTTACCCAAGCTCTTGAGTCAGCATTCATGAGGATTCTGGTAAAGTCCACTAAGCAGAATTATTTGCTCATTTCTGTAAATGACATTCACAGTATTGTTGAGGGTGCTTTGGCAGAAGTCAATCACGAGATTTATGAGTCTTACTCAACATATAGAAATTACCGTAAAGAGATTGCTCAAAATTGGGATGAACTCTACCAGAAGACCAAAGATACACTCTTCTTAGGAGACCGTGAAAATGCTAACTTTGACAGCAGTTTAATTTCTACGAAAGGTTCAATTATCCGTGGTTACCTGACTAAAGAAATCTTTAAACAGTATCATTTAACACCAGAGGAACTTGAAGCCATTGAGAAAGGCTTTATCTATATCCACGATTTGAGAGACCTGATTTTTGGTGGTATTAACTGTTGCCTGTTTGACATTGGTAAAGTACTAAAAGGTGGCTTTGAAATGTCTGGCATCGAATATTGTGAACCAAAGTCTGTGCTGTCGGCCTTACAGGTTATTGGTGACGTAGTTCTTTCAGCAACTGCACAGCAATTTGGTGGCTTTACTTTAGCAGAGATTGATAAGGTACTTGTACCGTATGCTAAGAAGTCTCTACGCTATCATGCTGAGAAAGCAGCATCTTATGGTATTCCTAAAGAACATTACCACAATTATGTCATGGAGCAGCTACAGATTGAACTAACTCAAGGTTTCCAGTCACTTGAAATGAAACTAAATACCGTACCTTGTAGCCGTGGGGATTTTGCATTTACAACTTTGACATTCGGGTTACTTGACTCAGATATGTCTAATGAAGATAACCGACTGCAATATATGATTGCAAGTACTCTCCTAGATGTTCGTATGAATGGACAAGGTAAGAGCAAGAAACCTGTTGTATTCCCTAAACTGGTTTATATTTATGACCAGAAGAGACATAATGAGAATATCTGTCAAGGCCACCTGTACAGTAAAGCTATAGAGTGTTGCTCTAAAGCGATGTATCCAGATTTCTTAAGTGTATCTGGTCATGGTGCTGTAGCAGAAGCTTTTGAGCGTTCTGGCAAGGTAATCTCGCCGATGGGTTGTAGAGCCTTCTTATCTCCATATCTTAACGAGGATGGGGAAGAGTTCTACGTTGGTCGTGCTAACATTGGTGCTGTATCTTTGAACTTACCAATGATTTACCAGTATTCTAAAGAGAATGGTTTAGATTTCTGGAAAGAGCTTGATAAGTACCTAGAGATGATTCGCAGCTTCCACAAGAAACGCTACGAAATGATTGCTAATATGCCAGCAAGTTCTAACCCTCTTGCGTTCACACAAGGTGGTCTGTACAAAGGAACTAAGAAACCTACTGACAAGGTTGGTTGGGATATTGTGAAGTCCTTCACAGCTTCTTTTGGTGTTACTGCGCTTGATGAGTTGTCTGTTCTTGCTGAAGGTAAACGACTTCATGAAGTTGGAAGCTATAGTTTTGCATATGATGTTCTGGCATACATTAACATGAAAACCGAAGAGTTTAAAAATGAAGATGGCTTCTTATATGCCGTCTATGGTACTCCAGCAGAATCACTATGTGGGACTCAGCTAAAACAGTTCAGAGATATGTTTGGGGTTATCAAAGGTGTTTCCGATAAGGAATACTTTACAAATAGTTTCCATATGAATGTTGCAGCAGACATCTCACCATTTGAGAAGCAGGACTTAGAAGAGCCATTCTTCCATATCTGTAGAGGCGGTAGAATCCAGTATGTAAGAGTAGCTAACCCAGAAAACTTAACAGCACTTAAAAGTTGTATTACAAGAGGTATGTTGAAAGGTTTCTATCAGGGACTTAACTTTGACTTAGCAATCTGTGAACATTGTGGTAACAGGCCAAAGGCTGATGTTGAAGAATGTGAAGTTTGTCACTCACATGATATCTCTGTGATTAACAGGGTGTGTGGGTATCTTGGATGGACTAAGATTAAAGGTGAATCCCGAATGAACGATGCAAAAATCGCTGAGATTCGTGACAGAGTTTCTATGTAAAACTTGACATGGTGGTGTGAGTCTTGATAGGCTTACATCACCTTTTTTATTGGATGTTAGATATGGCAGAGAGTATTATTGGGTTGTTCATAGGTTCTGTCTTACTAGGGTTCTTTTTAGGACTCTCTTATTGTGAATTAAGAGGCAAGTTAAAATGTTTAAAATATCAAAAGCGTTGATATACATTCTCCACATTCTAATCTTCTTCTTTGGGGTTAGTGTTATGGTATGGGGTTTTTCAGACCCACAATGGAGTTTCGCATATCAGGGTCAGATGGATTTATGGTCATGCTTCAAACCATTTTTAGGGTTAGTCATAGCATTCAGTGCATTGCCAACTAAGGTGAAATTATGATTAAGTTGAACAAAAAACAGTTAGAGTGGATTAAAGATTATGCCTCAGAGTGTGGCTCTTGCGAAAAGAATCACGTAAGATATTCAACATTCCATACAGCCTTTACATTATATCTCAGCGAAAACGTTCTAGCTGATTCTGTAGAAGATGGTGTGTCATTACCTAATGAGTTACTTGATAAATTAGCTGTAGTTACTGGAACTTGGTCTGAAGAAGATGGTCATGAGTTATCTGATGATGTTGTCTTCTACAGTCTTGAAAATATTATGAATCCAGAGTATATTGCACTAATGACCTGTGCACAAGACTGTGTAATCTTGCAGGATTTCATCAAGAAACACTGCGAAGAATTTATTACTAAACAGGTTCCTTGTCAGGTGGTGTTTGAATGAGTAAAACAATTCGAAGAAAAGGTTTAAAGAACGTTCATGGACTCTATGAGTGGAGAAATGAGGTACGTAACAGAGAAAATGCTTCAGATGTCTACTTCCATTCTGATATGATGTCCAGAAAAGGTGGCTCTTACGACTTCACAAGCCAGCCTTGTAGAGAGATTAAGAAGGCCACTAAACGTCTTACAAGAACACAAATAAGGCAGCTTTCTAAGACATCCTTCTTAGATGAAGATTTTGATATTGATAGCAAGTCTCCAAAGAAAGCCGCTAAGAACACTTATATGTATTGGTGAGGTAACTAGATGAATTACATGGAGATTCGACCATTTGACACAGCTAATGGTGAAGGGGTTCGTGTAAGCCTCTTCGTAGCTGGTTGTAAGCATCACTGTGAAGGTTGCTTTAATAAGGAATCTTGGAAGTTTAATGCTGGTAAAGAGTTCACTTATGCAAACCTTTATGGCATCATTAAGTTAATGGATGATAATGCCATCAGTGGGCTGTCAATACTTGGTGGAGAACCTCTGGATGATAGAAACATTCAAGAGGTTACCAACATATGCAAACGTATTAAAACCGTTTACCCAGAAAAATCTATCTGGCTCTGGACAGGTTTTCAGTTACATGAAAAAATTCACCTTGATGTGATGAAATATGTTGACGTGGTGATTGATGGTAAGTATGATTCATCTAAACCAACAGTTAAACCGTATCGTGGTTCAGATAACCAAAACCTCTGGAGAAAAGAGTACGGATGGCAAGGTGATTGTCAGTGGAGAGCAGAGTGATTATTCTGGCAAATGGACTAAGGTATAACTCCAATTGGTATCACTGAAGAAGAACTTCATAAGTTCTGTATTAAACTTTAATGAGAGAGAGAGAGAGACTAAAAATGGGAATTTTAGGTAATATGAAAGCTGGATTCTTGAAGGCACTGGCAAAAGCAGCAGCAATTGTTGCTATGACTGGAAAGCAGGTCGGTGTGGATGCTTCAGCGGTTGCACAGGTTCTTACAAGCCAAATTGAACAGCAGCCTTACATCTATGTAGGCCGTGGCAAAGGTGGTAAGAAACAAGCCCACCGTCCGTCTGGTGCAGCAGCTATTAAACGAGCAGCTAAGAAAGCTCGTAACCGTAAACGTAATAAGAAGGCTAAATAACCATGAGCAAAATCTATAACACTCGTAAATTACAGATTGCAATCCTGTGCCAGTTTATGGCTGATAAGCACAACTCACACTATTGTGGTACAGGTTTCCTTATGCAAGGTCGTGGCTACATTAGCTTCAAAGAAGCTGTGAAGATGTACAATGAGCACCCTGAAGATGACAAAGAGTTGAAACAACTGAAGCTTACTTATGACAAGAAGCGTAAGAAAATTGTATGCTTGAACAACCTTATCAAGCAAACTGAAAACGTTTATGATGCAATTGGTGAAGAGGGTTTCTTAAAAGTCTTGAAAATAGCTCAGTAAATGTATATGATTAGGGAACTGTAAAGGTTCCCTTTTTATTTTGGAGATAATATGTATCTGTCAAATCTGAAACGTTCTGCTGCAATGTCAGTGTTAAGACTCAGTTTTGAGGAACGTCAAGAGTTCATTGACTCCCACCAATACGACCCTTCCAACTCCAATCACATGATTCTCTGGAATCGTGAGAGTACTCGTGAAAGAGCATTATTTCGATATTACCCACACTACACCATAGACAACCTGTATGAATGTTTTGTTGTGAAGAACACCATTACAGTACTCAATAAACTTTGCAGATACACAGGCAGTCAATCCTTCACATTAGGCCACCACAATCCTGTTACAAAAGGTGGTGAACATCACTGTGCAAACTGGTTTATTCAGACTAAAGCTGATAACCAGAAGCAAGGAGATAGTCTTTTAAGTACCCCTAAGATGACCTATGAAGAGCAAGAGAGATATATCAAAAATAATATGCCAGATGTGCTTGACAACAACTATACAGATTTGGCAATATCTCTCCTGTTGAAGTTCGAGATAGTTTATAGGGCAACTTACAATGGCTAAAGAAAAGTGGGAGATTTTACCATTAGTCAGTGAAGGTGGTAATGGTTGTGAAATGTACATGATACGTGGTCATGTTCCAGAGCCAATTGCACTTGAGATGGTAAACAACTTTACAGATGGTTCTTACAAAGACTTAGGCGAACCAACTGTCAAGCAACAATGGGTTAAACCTGTACCAGACAGCACAGGTAACTGTAGTGTACTTTATCACGTTGTAGACCCTGCAAAATGCAAATCTGCAATGGCAGTAACAAACATAACTTTTGATTGAGAGAGAAAACTATGAAAACATCTATCCGTGTTACAGTTCATTCACCAACTAAAGGAACTCATGAAGAAGAGTTTAACATCATCCAATTTCCTTCTGGTGAGATTGGTGGACACTTTTCGCCAGAGTTTGTTGATTTCACTGCTTATGCAGCATCATCCATCAACAATGTGATTATGATTGTAAAAGGTTATGATAAGGATACATTGTTTGCTGTGGCACTTGCTAAAGAAGCAATTGATGATTTAATTCCTCATGATTATGCTTTAAAGACTGTCATCTTTTACTACTTACCAAATGCACGTTATGACCGTCACATGTTTAAAGGCGACGCAGCAGCTTTAAAGGTTTTTGCTAAACAGGTAAATGCAATGGGATTTGGTGCAGTCTGTGCAGTTGACCCTCACAGCTATGTACCAGATAACCTGTTTAACTGCTTCCAGAGTATTCCTCAAAAGGAAATTGCAGTCCACTATGCAAATGACCCACTGATTGATTACTTAGTAGCCCCAGATGCAGGTGCTGCTAAGAAGATTGCAGAGACTGCTAAAGAGGTGGATAAACCATATATCACAATGTCTAAAGTACGCAACCTTAAGACTGGTGAAATTACTGGTATGCGAATCCTTGATGATGTTGATTTGACAGATAAAACCGTCATGATTCTGGATGATATCTGTGATGGTGGTCGAACCTTCATAGAAGCAGCTAAACATCTTCGTGAAGCAGGTGCAAAACGTGTGGAACTCTATGTAACACACGGTATCTTCTCTAAAGATGTTGAAAACCTTCTTGACAATGGCATTGACCACATCTACACTACAAACTCTTTAGGGGAAGCTAAAGACCGTGGCTTAACACATTATGGTCAAGTTACTGTAGCAAACCTTGATTGAAACTTTATAGGGGCTTAAAAGCCCCATTTTGAGAGAGATTAAAAGATGACTAAATCACTTTATGCAGTACCAGCAGGTTTAAACGCAGATGCTTACAAATCTGGTCATGTTTACCAGTACCCTAGTGCAACAGAGTACTTGATGTTCAACCTGACACCACGTAGTGACAAATGGTTTAACAGCCCCTTAGCAATTGATGGTGTAGTAGCTTTTGGTATTCAACGTTTCGTTAAAGATTACTTGATAGACCACTGGAACGCCACTTTCTTTGAACGTGATAAAAAAGAAGCCATTGATGAAATCTTAGAAGTCATGAATGGTGTTCTGGGTAAAGATGCTATCGGTCGAGAGCATTGGGAAGCACTTCACGACTTAGGTTATCTACCAGTTGAAGTATACGCTGTAGAAGAAGGTACAGTTGTTCCTATGCGTGTACCAATGATTGTCTTCCAGAACACTGTTTCAGGTTTCCATTGGGTAGCGGGATATCTGGAAGATGCTTTCTCTGCTGAGATTTGGAAGGCTTGTACCATTGCAACTATTGCATTGCATTATAAACGCATCTGTAAGAAGTGGGCTGACCTTACTTGCGACAATGACTTACATTTACCTTATCAGTGCCATGACTTTGCTATGCGTGGTATGTCCGGCTTTACTGATGACGCATTTAACGCTGTAGGCCACTTAACCAGCTTTAAAGGGACTGATAGCTTCCCTGCTGTATATACAGCTAAACGCATCTACGGACAGTCTTACCCAGTCTCTGATATTGGTGGTTCTGTACCAGCCACTGAACACTCTGTAATGTGTGCAAACATTGCTTGGGAAGGTGGTAATGAGTTGGTTGAAGAAGAAAGACGCTTTAAAGGTGAGTTGCAAACCTTCCGTCGCTTCTTAACAGAAACTTATCCAACTGGTATTGCAAGTGTTGTTTCAGACACTTATAACTTCTGGAGAACTGTGTCAGAAATCTTACCAGCACTCCGTAAAGAAATTATGGAACGTGATGGCAAACTGGTAATTCGTCCTGACTCTGGAGACCCTGTACACATTGTCACAGGTTATAAAGCAATCCACTTAGAGTGTGCTAAAAAGGCTTATTATGAGCACCTAAGCAATCTGGAAGCCAGTGACACAATGCTGAATGCTGTTCTGAACATGAAGCTTGAAAACATCAGCTATGGTATTGCTGGATGGCTACTGTCAGAAGGCTACGAAATGGTTGTTGACAGAGAAGACTTTGAAGTTGCTGATACAGTGATGTTGAAGAACGCTTATATGGTTGGTTCTGCAAACGTTGTAACACGCCCTGTAGCAGAGATTGATGGAGCTATTAAGACCTTGTATAACATCTTTGGAGGAACTATTAACTCTAAAGGTTTTAAGGTACTGGATGAGCACATTGGCCTTATCTATGGCGACTCTATCACGTTGGAACGTGCAAACGAAATCCTGAAGCGTCTGTATGAAATGGGGTTTGCAAGCTCTAACGTGGTGTTTGGTGTAGGCTCTTACACTTACCAGTACATGACTCGTGACACCTTTGCATTTGCTGTCAAAGCAACTCTTGCAAGCATTGGTGGCAAAGAGATTATGCTTGCAAAAGACCCTAAAACAGATAGTGGTGTTAAGAAATCTGCCTTTGGTGGTGTAGCACCTATGTGGGATGGTGAGAATTTGAAAGCTGTAGATGGCTATGGATTCCAGAGCTTTGCAGATGCACTTGAACATCCAGCTTGTGCTTTACGTTTAGTCTTTAGCGACTCTGAGCAGTACGGTTACACAACTCTTGGTGATATTCGAAATAATATTGACAATCAGCTTTAAAAGTATATGATAAGAGGCTCCTACGGGAGCCTTTTTAATTTCTGGAGAAGATTATGAAAATCAAAGAGATGAACATCAACATTGTCTTAGAAGAACGTTGGGAGAATATTAAGAAACCTGAAGATGGTAAAAAGTTCCTTAACAAAATTTTAGTAGCAGCTAAAGAAGAACTGACTGGCAAGATTGCAGCAGCAGTCACAATAAAAGTTTGTGTAAAAGGTCTTCCAGACAACCACCAATTTGCGCTTGACGAGTTTAAAAAAAGCTTCTACAATCCAAACAAACAGATGCTTGAAAGTAACTTTGCAGTATCTACAAGTATCGTCCATGACAGAAGCTTTATCCTTTACAAAAATATGAGAGGTGAGTCATGCAAGCATATTGGATAGAAATTTTACTGTCACTTGGCAGCGTAGCAGTATTTGTTTACCTTCTTTGCAAGTACTATGCAGAGTACAAGAAGTGTGATTACTGCAATGGGGAAGGGTATACAAGAGCAGGTTGTTGCCCTATGTGTGGTGGTTCTGGTAAAATGTTTAATAAGTAATTTAACAGTAAACTAAGAGGAAAGTATTATGCGCATGGTAAATGACCACGCAGAAGTGATTAAGAGTTCAACTTCTTTAGAGACGTCTCAAGCACAGATTACAATGACACCTGAGATGTTCAGCCTTTTGAGTTCTGGTGTGTATACCTTTAAAGAAAGGGCAGTGATTCGTGAACTGTCATGTAACGCAGTAGATGCTCAGAAAGAAGCTGGAAAAGAGAACATTCCATTCCATGTGCATTTACCTACTCGTTTTGAGCCTTACTTCGAAGTTCGTGATTTTGGAACTGGATTGACTCATGATAAAGTTATGAGTTTGTACCTAAACTATGGAGCTTCTACGAAGAATGACTCTAATGACTACATTGGTGCAATGGGTATCGGCTCAAAGTCACCATTTGCAATTGCTCAGTCATTCACAGTATCTAGCTATGTTGACGGTGTTGTTAATAAGTACTCTGTTTATCTTGAGAATGGTATCCCTCAAGTAACTAAGCTGACAACTAACCCAACAAAAGAACCTAATGGTTTAGCTGTACGTGTGGCAGTTGCTGACCACCGTATCTCAAAGTTCTTTGAAGAAGCTGGGAATGTGTACTCATACTTCACTGTAAAACCAGAAAGTAATATTGAGTACGACGATATATTAGCAGATATGAACGTCATTGCCCGTGAAGAAGGTGTTTATGATGCCATGATTCATAAGCAAAGCTGGCGTTCTGGCGCTAACAGAACAGAGTTTAATGTGGTGATGGGTAACATTGCCTACCCTGTTAACATGGAAGCATTACTTGGAGATGATTTCTTCAAAGTATTGCCAGAATTTTTCCGTAGGAGCGTAGACCTTGTAAACATCTACATGCCTATTGGTTCAGTTGCTATTGCAGCTTCTCGTGAAGCATTGCAGATGAATGACACGACAAAAAATGTTATCATTGAGGCTACTAAAAAGATAACTGAAGCCATTACAAAGGATGTTATCAAGAAAGTTAATAGCCAACCTACACTCATGGATGCTGCACAGGCTTATGCTGAGTTACGTTTGAACTCACGAGAGATGTTTAATGCTGTGTGTCCAAAGCTAGAGTGGGGAGGCGTTAAGCTTGATTCTCTGGAAGAAGAATTACTAAACATTCGTCGTGGGATTATCTACGCAGAAGACGGCTCAGTCATTTATGAACGTGACGGTAAAGGTAATATTAAGGTTGATAGGAACGGAAACAACATCCCTAAAGTAGATTTTCTTTATGACCCAGTTGCTTATGTCAAGTTCAACTCTTTAGAGAGTAAGATTCGTGCAACAGCACTTTCCTACACTCAAGAGGCAAGTATGTTCAATATCTTTGGTGCAATGCGTAAAAGCCAAATTGAACAGTTTTTGTTCGTGATTAATGACCGTCGCAATAAAAATGGTACTGAGAAGACTGTAGGACGAAATCAAATCTTGCGTGGTGCATGTCGAGACTACGCTAACGAGTCAGGCCTGTTCCACAGATACAATGGCATTGTGTTTGTATTCTCGACTGAAAAAGAGTTAGATGATTTAATCAATCTACACAAACTTGATAAAAGCTTGTTAAAGATTGTGAAGATGTCTGATAAGGAACACCACTATCAGCGCAAAGAAGCTGTAAGGGGTGTTGTAAAACTATGGAAAGCTGTTCCAGCAGAATCTGTAGCTTCATACAAAGAGGTGTCAGAAGACTTAGACACAATTGAAGAACCTCAGCTTTACATTAAGGCAGTTGGTGACACAGTTGATGGTAGATGTTTTTGCTCATCTCCAGAAGATGTAGCTAAGTCAGTTGCTAATGTTACAGGTAAGACAGTCTATGTTTTCCGAAAAGCAAATTGGAAAAAGATACCAGAAGACTGGATTGAAGTAGATGAGCAACTCTTGAACGATAGCTTAACTGATGTTCACTGGATTAACCATAACAGATATATGACACGTATCTATATGAATGGTGTCCTTGACCTTACAAGCAGTTGGATTATTGCCAGAAACTTTACGTTTAATAACAGGAAGATTTCTCGCGGGTATTGTTATTCAAGGGATACTATTAAGACAATCTTCTTAGAAGGGAATGAAGATGCTGTTGAGGCAATGTTCGGTAAGATTCAGTATGTGGCTGCACCGTTTGCATACACTTACACTATCAGTGTTCTTCAGGATTTGAAGACATGCCTTGATAATGACACAAAACTGTACAAAAAGATTAAGAAAGCAGGTGACCGCATGGTTATCAAGCTGACAAACTATCTTTCAAAAAGAAAACAAGAAAACTTCTTGCTTTCACACTTAGATTGGAATAAAGTATCACCTATCGAAGTGAGTAAGTTTTTAGGCTTTGATGTGAAATGTGTTCCAGAAGGTACAACAATTTACGATTAAAGTGTTTGACAAGGGGCTTTGAAGCCCCTTAGAATAGCCTCACAAATTGATTGATTAACTAACAAGAGAGAGTAATAAGATGACTACTAAAACTAAAGCACAGATTGACGCAGAAATTTACAAACTGGTTAAAGAAGGTAAGCTGACCAAAACAGCTATTGCACAGAAATTTAACACTTCAACCCGTTCAGTTGGTCGTGCTGTAGAGCGTCATGAAGCAACCCTAAAAGGGAATAAAAAGGCAACTTCTACACCAGCTACGAAGACTTTGAAACAAGTTGCTAAGACTTTTAAAAAGAAAGCTGGCAAACCAGTTGAAAAGGTCGTTAAAGAGACTGTACAGAAAGCTCCAGTAAATAAACTGCACGAAGCTATGCAGAAAGATGACAAAATTGAGTACATGATTACTGGTGACTCTGTAATTATGACTTATGGTTCAGAATCTGAAATTGTTGAGTCTACTCATCCAAACTATCAAGAGATTGTAGTTCATGTTGTGAAAGGTGAGTTCAAGAAAGCATTTGAACTGATGAACATCCGTAAGTCTATCGAAAACTTCACTCAGGGTGCTATTACAATCAAAGGTGACAAGCTATTCTACGGTGCTGTTGAGATGCGTTCTACTCTGGTTGACCGTATTCTCCACATGATGAAGACTGGTGATAAAGGTTTTGAACGACTTGTAATGTTCTTCGAAAAACTGATGGAAAACCCATCTAAAGATTCTGTAGAACAACTTTGGGGATTTGTATCTCACCTTGATGTTGAAATTGATGAAGAAGGCTACATCATTGGTTGGAAGAAAGTCTCTACTCGTGAAGGCAAGCTGGTTGACTCTCACACCTACAAAGTGCCTAATGATTTGGGTAACATTGTAGAAATGCCACGTTGGATGGTTGATAATAACCGTAACGTAACTTGCTCTCAAGGTCTTCATGTTGGTGCTTGGGATTATGTTCGTTGCTTCTCAGGTGATACAATCCTGAAGGTTCGCGTACATCCACGAGATGTTGTATCTGTTCCAACTGATTACAACGATATGAAGATGCGTTCCTCTCGTTATGAAGTTGCAGCAATCGTTGATAATCAACGTAAAGTGCTGGAAGCATGGGACGGTAAGACTGAAGCTTTGCATGTCATCGTTGGCACTGCTGGTGAACTCATCTCTCAACGTAAACGTGAAATCTAATAAGTAATTTCTTAAAAGGCTGCTTCGGCGGCCTTTTTTATTTGTATTTTGTGCAGAGTGCTGTATAATTGTTGTCACGATAAACTAAACAGGAGAACCAATGAAGAAATTGATTCTAGGTTTGTGCTTAATGTTTACAGCACACTTATCTTATGCAGTTGACTGCCCAGAGCTATCAATTAGCCAAAAAGTGAACATGTTAAAAGCTTACCAGTATGGTGAGAATAACATGGGTAAAGGTTGGGGTATCACTCTAGCAGCTATAGCCTTACAAGAGTCAGAGTTAGGTCTGAAGGTAGAAAATAAAAAGACCCATGACTATGGTATCTTCCAGAATCACTTGAAGACTGTTGTAAAGCGTAACAAAATTAGTCCTAATGTTGCTAAAAAGAAACTCTTAAAAGATTTTGACTATGCTGCGAAGGAAACGCACAAAGAACTTGAGTTTTGGACAAAGGTGCATGGTCAGCCAAAGTCAAAGAAGACTTTACAAAAAGTTTTAGCATCATATAATGCTGGGTATTCGTACAGAATCCCTAAAGCTAAGAAGTATTCTCAAGATGTCTATAACAACATGAAAGTTATTGCTCAATGTGAATTTGCAACAAACATTTCTAAGGTAAACCATGAAAAAATTAAAAAAGTCTGATGAAGTCCTGTGCCACGCTTATGACTTACATCCTCATGAGTTAGGTCTTGATTCCTGTGTATGGACTCCAGAACAGTGCAGAGATTTTGAAGACACTGCAAGAGAGGTTGTATGTTCACTTGAAGAGTTCCACACATCAGAACCCATTGTGAACGTTGTGGACAAAGAGACTGGACAAACTATAGGTGTAAGGCGTGATAGTTTAGTGATAGTCAATAAAGACCTTGTAGAAAAAGGTAACCTCATCTTAGCAGATATTGATGGTGTTCTTACAAATTTTAATCACGAAGATTGCTCAACGGAATTGACTGATGGGTCATTCTCACAGTACACTAATCTTCTTGATTCTGTAAGAGCAAAACCAACATATGTTTTCAACATTATTGATGCAATTGCAAATCATGCAGCAGTTGGACTCTTGACAGCAAGAGGTGAATCTCAGAGAATACCTACTGAGATGTTTTTAAGGCACAATATAGAGCATGATTACTTGCTTTTTATGCGTGGTTTTGGAACTAACTCTATAAGTGCAGAAAGTTTGAAAGTGAGGATGATTCAGTCTTGCATTCTTCCTTACTTTAATATAGTATGCTTTATAGAAGATACAGAGAAGAATGTTCAGAAGGTAAACAGAATCCTTCCACACATTAAAACCATGTTAGTTAAACATTGAGAGAAGAACTTATGAACAATATCATTACGGTAGCACTGGACGATACGGCAAACAAATCTGAAGTAGTTCGTAAAATGATTCAAGGTAACTTTGAAGGTAAAATTTTCCGTGCTGTTAATGTAAAAGCTGATGGCAGCATTCGTGAATATCGTGCATTGTTGAACGTTAAGAAGCACGTAAAAGGTGTTGGTTCAACGACTGCACACAAAGAAAACCTGATGACTATCTATGATATGGGTAAGGCTTCAGAGTTAGGTGCTGAAGGTATCGTTAAAGAAGGTGCTCCGTATCGCTCTTTCAATCTGGAAACTACCCTTATGCTTTCCTTTACAAGTGGTTCCAAAACAATCACTTATCTCTTTACTGATGCTGCAACGGTATCTGCTATTAAGGATAGCACTGTCAAAGCTGGCGTAGTTGCTGCTGCAAAAGCTTCTTCGATGGCTGCAAATATCCTTGCTAAAGTCCTCGGTTAAGGTTAAGATACAGGCTCCTTCGGGAGCCTTTTTCATTTCAGGAGATTGTTAAATGACATTTAAAGAGTTCTGTCAAGCTACTTTCATAGTTGTTTTCTTAGTTGGGGCAGGTGTCTGGGGAGGATACTCTTACAGAGACTACCAAGTTGCTGAAACTGAGCTAAACAATGAGAAGCTGATAAGTGTTGCTAAAGATGCTTATCAGGAAGGATTAGCTACACTGAGCACCAATTACAAAAATGATTTGAAAGATGTGCTTGCTAAGAATAAGCACACAAAAGAGGTACTAACGTATGAAAAAACTAAGCCAGAGTTTTATAATGTTTGTGTTACTGATAATTATGTCAGGGTGTTCAACGAACAAAGTGAACAGTACATTCAAAAACTCCCAAGTAAGTGAGGGTGACAAGTACACTCAAGAAGAATCACGGTATATCATCAAAGGTAACACAGGCAGTGATGTAGCAGCAGCACTTGAGTTCTACCGTGACGGCTTTTACCAGTGTACAATTAAAGCTAATAACCTTATTGACATGATTTTATTAGGAAATAAACAGCAATGACAGAGAATGAAGATACTTTTTACGTAGAAGGGTACTTACTGTTACCGCGACCAAAAGAAACTTATATGCGAATTGACTTCATACCAACCATTATGGATAATGTGATGTGTCATATCTTTATGCAGGGTGTCACAGCACAGCTTAAGTATGTTGGTAAAGAGTGCAAAATAAAGGTTGACACTCATCCAGAAATCAAAGAGAATCACTACACATGGTTCTTACCAGACTCTAAAGAAATCTTAGCAGTTCTTAAAACGAGGAAATGATTATGCAATTCCAGCCAACAAATCGTGGATTTTCTTATGCAGAATTTAAAGATGCTAAAGGGGAAATTTGTACTTTACAAGAGAGTTCATCATACGAACCATGTATCTGGTTAGGTGCTAAAGAGGTCTCTGTTCAGTACCTAGATAATGGCTGGAAAACACTTGATATCCCAGCATTAGTAGGTAAAGACTTTGTAGGTAATCAAAGAATGAAGCTCAATCAAGAACAGGTAAAAGAATTGTTGCCGTACCTTCAATACTTTGCTGAAAATGGTGAATTACCAACAGAGGAACTTACAAATGCAGATTAATGGAAGAGACTTTGTAGCCGTTTACTACGAGAAAGGTAAAGAAGTTGGCGTAGCGCAAGTATCTTATGGCAATGGTGGGTGGCTATATGGAACAATCGCAGTAGTTGGAACGAGAAGTGATACAAAAACTTTTAAAGATTGTGTTGACCTTCTTGAAGAATCCATTCAGAATCATTGGTGTCTGATATGGATGACTGACAACGAAGTGATAGAACGCTTCAAAAAGATTGATATCAACATTGATAGTATTGAGCATGTTGATTTATATGAGCTAACTGAGAAGGTAAACTATGAGAGTAATTCTAGCCAGAGATAAAAAGACACGGAAACTCATCCGGTCAGCAGTATTCATTGGAAGAAATGAAGTCATCCCGTTTACAGCAAACGATGTGATAGCCTACAGGAAAAACTTAGTGTTTAGTGATTGCTTGCGTGGCTTCATCTCCCAACCGTTGGAAGACTTTAAAAGCCGTTGTGGTAAAGGTATCATCATTCAAGAGGCAATTATCAATGGCTGACTTCTGCAAAGACTGTTCTATCGAAATGTTCGGACGTGATACAGGTGACTTAAAAGGTCTTATCACTGAAGATGACTTTAAAGCTGGTTATGCAATGCCAGTAATCTGTGAAGGCTGTGGGTGTATCTGGGTAGACCACGAAGGACAACGTGTAAAACCTTCAGAAGACAAAGAATCTTGGGAGAGATGTTAAATGGGTATTGTAAAAATAATTAATGGTGATATCTTTGCCGCATTTGATAAAGGTAAGTTTGACATCATCGGTCACGGTTGCAACTGTATGAACTTAATGGGTGCAGGTATCGCTGACAAGATTTCTAAACTTTACCCAAAAGCGTATGAGACCGATACAGAAGTTTATCTGTATGCAGGTGGTATAGGTCACAAACCCTGTGAAAATTTACTAGGTAATTTCTCTGTAGCACGTTTAAAACAAGGTCGTATAGCTAATCTTTACACTCAGCTTAAGACTGGTAAAGATGCCCGATACAGTGCTTTAGAGTCATCTTTGAAACAGCTTAACAGATACTGTGAAGTTAATCAGTTGAAGAAAGTTGGGTTACCTATGATTGGTGCAGGTATCGGTGGACTTGACCCTCAAGCCGTTACCGTTATCATTAATCAGGTGATGAAGAGTGTAGATGTGTATCTGTATGTCTACGAAGGAGAGATGTACCACAAGTTACGCTCAGGTTGGAATAACTACTGCGAACCAGAATACTTTGCAGGTGTAGTAACGTTCACAGACAATGCAGTTACCCTCTTCAGACGAAGAAAAGGTAAGATACATCAAAGTAACCCTCCGGTTGAAAAGATGTCTCTAAGTAACGCTCTAGTTACCCACCTGTCGAAGAGCAATCACAGAATTGCAGTAACATTTGGCAGTGATGCAGACACATATATCTATGCAAGGACTGATGAAGATATCGAGGAGATTTTCTCATCACAAGAAGTTACCTTCTTAGACGCAAAGAACTAATAAACTCTGTAGAATATTCACAATAGATTAAGCCTTCCTTATCTGGTAAATTTTTCAGGTAAGGAAGGCTTTTTTATTTCAAGATTGTGCAGGTAGAGTTCTGTAGAGAAATCTGTAGAGAAAATTTTGAACTCCAAAGAGAAAATTCATTTTCAAACTGTGCAGGTAATCTCCAAAGAGCTTTTTCATTTTCAAAACGTGCAGACCCCGCTCAGGTCGGGCAAGAAAAATCATTTTAGAATTGTGCAGGTAGGTGGATGCAGGTGGGGATGTCGCCATTTCTCACAAGGCTAACACATCTGGAAATAAAAGTCAACAGAAAAATTTGTAGCGGATTGAAAAATAATTCTTGATTGTAGTTCTGTTTTGTGGTAGTCGCGTGCGCCCGTTTCATTACAATTTTTGCAAAAATATTTTTAAAATTCCTATTGACTCTTTGAGTATGGTTATCTAATATTTGCATCAACGGGGAGGGAATGACCTTCCCCACTAAGTAAAGTCCTAAACTGGAGATTCTAAAATGGCATACCGTGCACCTAAATTCATCAACAAAGACAACTTCCGCAACGCACTGGAGAAGTCACTTGATGAAAAATTTAACGGCAAATTGATTGTTGTTCACGCATTCAATTTTAAGTATGATATTAACGGGAATAAAATCAACCATTACACGGCAACCATGTTAGATGGTACGCTATCAAGTGAAAAAGCCGTACTGAATGCACTTGCAGGACGTGGTAAAAACCTGATAAGCTGCAATAAGAGACGTTATCAAGGTGGCGCATATGGTTATGATGATGCTGTTTACAATCTTGAAAATATGGGCTATTCAGTGGAGAAAGCTGGAGCGTCTCAAATAATTGGTAGTGATGGTTATGTGACAATCTTCAAAATTAAATAAAAGTACTTTACAAGGGGCTTATAGTTCGATAAAGTAAGCCCCAGATAAAGAGCTTTATCACTCAATCCTAAATTGGAGATTCAAAAATGGCTATTATCAAAAACGTTGTAGTTCCTGCAAAAACTCGTGATGACGCTCGCATCATGGCGAAAAAGTTAGGCGGGAAAGTGGTTGACAACGGAAAACAATCTGCTGTAAGATGGAGCGTGAAGGCTGATAAGCAACTAACCTTAAAACGCAGTTCAAACAATCTTTTTAAAGGTGTAAAATCACTCGGTAAAGTGAACGTGTTTACCAAAAAAGGCTATAAAATGCACTTATCATTAACTGGCAATTTAATCTGATAAAGTACTTTACAGGGGGCTTAAAAGCTGATATCTTAAGCCCCAGATAAAGAGCTTTACCACTCAATCCTTAAACTAGGAGATTCAAAAATGAAAACTGTAGAAGCTACCTTTGAAGTTGTAAAAGAAAAATTTTCCATCATTTACGAAGCTGTTAATTGCTTTGAAGCAAGCCATAACCTTGATAATTGGGAGTTTACAGATGACCATCAAGGCGGCGTGACTATTAAAAACCCCAACTGTCAGCGTAATGATTTTAAATATGCAATCCCTTTACATTACAGCCTTAAACAGCTTTCAAGTGACTATGCAAAACAAGGCCGGGAAAATCCATCAAAAGAGGCTTACATAAGCTTACAGAAAGAACTAGAAAGAGATTTAGAGGCTTCAGAATACAACCTTGCCGCGAAAGTTGTCGATGCAAATGGTCAAACAATATTAGATAGTTTTTATATTGGTTACGCTTTCGATTGGTGCTATAGTGACGGCGATGATTTAGAGGATAGACTAAAAGAAGAGGTGAGCAATTCAGACGCAGAATCTGAAGTATTAGAACGCTTGGAAGCATTAAAAGATTCAGTGATGAATATCTTTAAGAACTAAATAGATTTCTTTACACGGGGCTATCAAGCTGATAAGATAGCCCCAGATAAAGAGATTTATCAACTATCCTAAACTGGAGATTCAAAAATGAAATTATCAAATAAAGTCCGTGAAAATCTAAGCAAGTTACTCAACAAAATTGATTTTATCGAGACATCAAGGAATAGTCATGATGTTATGGAATGGTTACACGGAAAAATCAAAGGCCGTCGTGTAGTGATTTGCTTATGGAATAGTTGCAGGGAATATAAAAAACCTGTATTACAAGTCAATATCTATGATGATACTTTTAAAAGCCCTGTAAAGTCTAAAAGTGATTTATTAGAATCCTATGAGATAACTGTAAATGGCAAAGTATCAAGTAAAGAGGAAACACCATGTTAATGACTGGTATCACTGCAATCATTGCCATTTTCGCGCTATATAAGGCATATAAAGCCTATAATCTAGCAAATAAGGCAATCACACAGCAGGTTAGCAATAGCCTTGTAGAAAGCTTTCTAGGGCGTCTCAGTGATGAGCAAATAAAGCGGTTAGAAATGAGCTTCAGATTCAAAGCGAAAACCTATCAGATAAGTGACATCTTCAAGGATGATTTCCAGTTAGTCGATGATTATAATTCTCTGATAAATGCTTTAAATATCAGTGACTTAAAAGACTACTACGCTGTAATTGTTCAAGAGTTGAGCAAACGAAAACAAAACTGTTGACACTGATTTTTAGATAGATTAAATTACACATCAACGGGGAGGGAACAACCTTCCCACTAAATAAAGTCCTTAAACTAGGAGATTCTAAAATGTATACTACTAACAATGGCCTCACTTTGAACGTCACACTACGTCACTATGTAGATGGTGTCATGCACTTTGAAGATTTACAAGCTGAACAACATATCTTAGATTGGCAAGTCGCAGGACTCCAAAAAACTGCTACGGGATACGGTAAAAAGATTCCAACTAGTTGGAAAGTTCACTATGAAGGACGTTTGCGCAGAATTTATCAAGATGTGCAAAGCAATAGCGCATCGAGTTACATTATAGTAAAAGGTGAAAAACTGCATTTAGTATAAAGTACTTTACATGGGGTTTAAAAGTTGGTATCTTAAGCCCCAGATAAAGAGCTTTACCCCTAAATCCTAAATTGGAGATTCAAAAATGGCTATTAATAATCGTGAGTTATCAATCTTAAAAGCACGTTTAACCGTTAATCGAATCAATGTTATCACGTCATCAGCACCAGACGAGACATTACACAACATTATCGGGAAGATTCAAGGTGTTATCTTAGACGTTGAGAATGTAAAAAACTCATTAGCAGACGTTGCAGCAGGTGTTACACTAGACGGCGCACAATATGAAATGATTGACATGTTAGGCAAATCAAAGGTTATGAATAAAGAGTTAGACTTAAAAATGTTTCGATTTGCCGTGAAAGTATGGCTATCTGTCGAGTATGATGCTAATTTTGCAATTGCTGATTTCTTTGCCACTTGGTTGCAACGTAACTTAACAAATCATGATTTTCGTGATATCTGTGATGCAATTTACGCAGAACTTTAAAAATTTTATTGACACTGATTTTTAGATAGACTAAATTACACATCAACGGGGAGGGAACAACCTTCCCACTAAATAAAGTCCTTAAACTAGGAGATTCAAAATGAAATGCTTTCACGGTACTACTCAAGAAAACTTTATCAACCTGATTAATAACGGTGATAAACCATCAGGTGTATGGAATTGTTCGGATATGGACGGCAATTTTTACGTGTACCCAGAAAATAAACTCTATGGTGATGATGAGGAAGAGATAGCATCGGAAGGTATCCAGCAAGCTCTAGGAAATGCCACTATCACGGCAGCTTTTCAGATGAAAACTCAAAATATTGTTATCTTAGAACTTGACATTCCAGAGGATGAGCTAAATGATGATTATTCTTGTGATAACATGTCAAATATAGCAAGCTTTACAGAGTACTTTGATGTAAATTGGATTAAAAAGGTCTATACAACAGAGTTCAACGCTATGTATTCACCTTTTTGTCTCCCTTCACTGGATAACCCAAATTTGAATTATCTTGATGAAACATTGGAGCTACTTGCTAAAAGTATCCAACAATCCGACAGTATTCAGGTTTTTTGTGACATCATGGATACACTGACAGAAAACATTGTAGAGAGTGATTTAAAGGTCTTTTTCTAAAAACCTATACATTCACCTTATAAACACTGATTAACCCCTTACAGGGGCTTTTAGAGGGCTTAAATCATGCTTACAACCATTTATCTCATCCTTTCTATCTGTAACGGTCATTCATGTGACTTTAAAGGGCTTGAAGAGTTTACAGGAAGTAAAGAAAATGCTATTCAGGTTTGCCAGATAGCAAGACAAGACTATCCCGCCAGTGACGACATTCAATGCTACTTTAAGACAGAAGATGAAGACGGCATCTATTTTGACAGCGTTGACGGTCAATATGAAATTATCATTGAAAAAGACTAGACAAGCCTGATAAAAGTCTGTAAATTACACATCAACGGGGAGGGAATGACCTTCCCCACTAAATAAAGTCCTTAAACTAGGAGATTCAAAAATGGCTTATGTAACCGTAATTACCGATAAAGCTGGCTCATCTTGGTCAACTCAGGTTAGTGATAAGATGTCGCCTATGCAGTGCCTAAAATACTTTGAGCAGTGGAACAAAGGCGAGGATGTAAGCCCCTTTCAAGTGATGCAAATCATCCATACAGATAACGAAGGGAATAAAACGACCTTGAACAGTGAATACTACGCAAGCCGTTTTGAAACGAGAAGTAAAACAATGAAGCTTTTACGTGAATCCGGCTATTCTCATATTGCCGCGCTAATCTGGGATGACCTGCTAAAAAGCCAGCGTATCAGCTATGTAAAACCTGAAAAAATATTCATCAGTTAATCAATAACTTACAAAAAACTTTTAAAAAAGTGTTGACAATACCCCTTGACATTGGTAACTTTGTTCGAGGGGGTTTATCTAAAAGGGATTCACTTAAAAGATTCTTTATAGATAAACTTAAAAAATTGCTTGCAATCATCTTCCAAAAACTTTATAGTTTATCTCAAGCAATAATGCTTTCCTAAACTGGAGATTCAAAAATGAACAAGTTCAAAGCTATCAACTACATTCGCTCAAATAGTGTCATGTCTAAGCCTGTTAAGGATACCTACGAATTTCGTTGCAATGGTGAACACTTTGCTACCATCACCAAATCAAACAACGGGGCTTATTATATCCATCGTCGTAATGTTTCTACGGTTGTAGTTTCTAACTTTATGCAAGCTGTAGCGGAACTCCTCCCGCTCTTCTTAGAAAAGTATGCCGTACAGTGTGAAAGTGTTCGTGAATGCACTAAAACAGTGTTAAACGGTTATCGTATGGCTTACGAGCGCTCTTTAAAGAATCTCAATAAATACTACAAAGCACCGGAAGGCACTTCATCCACAGCCTACGGGGTAGGGGGCTTCAATGTCAGCCTTTACGAAGTGGAAGAAATCGAGCTTTATGACCATCGCCCAAATGGTTACGCTAAGACACTGGGAGAGGGGTTAATGCTGAATATCAAGAACTTAGAAAAAACTTTAAGAGAAATTGAAAAAGATATTGACGAGACAATCAAAAATCTGTAAATTGTCAATCAACGGGGGGGTAACCTGCCCCACTAAACAAAATCCTAAACTGGAGTTATCAAGATGGAAAACGTAGAATTAACCACACTATTGCAGATTGCAACTGACAAAGAAGACGTAGCGTTGTTTCACCGTATCGAAAGTGATTTGTTCAATGGTGAAATCATTAAAGAATCTTACGAAGTTGTCGGATTCAAAGATGGTAAAGCATTTGGCTTTTTTGACCTCGACAAAAGCAAAGCGGTTACAATGTACGATGTTCTATCTTGTGAAATTCTGACAAAATACAACGAAAAAAGGCTTGCAACCTACGCCAATATGCAGTAAATTACTAATCAACGGGGAGGGAATGACCTTCCCACTAAACAAAGTCCTAAACTGGAGAATCTAAATTATGTCAACTATCCGCGTAACTGTTAATGCTTATGGCTGCCACCAACTTGATGCAAAATTCGATATCGGTGGAACAGATAACACCTTTGACCTTATCAAAATGCTGATTCAGCAGGTGATACCAGATTATAACCCTACTGATGACTTCTGGAAAGATGCCGTAAAAGAAGCCATAAACGAGGAATCTCACTACCATTATTGGGGTGACTTGATTATCTCTCTGTACTACAGCAAACAAGGTTACAACTAATCGACGCAGCGGGGCTAAATAGCCCCAGATACCTGAAAAGCTCCTTCTCATAGGGGCTTTTTTACGTCTATAAAGAGACTCTATACAGTCCCTTTCCTTTCCTTCCTAGAATCTATCCCACTAATTCGATAGAGACTATCTCATACCTTAAAAAGCAATAACTCTATAGTCTACTCTATAACCTCTTATCAAATTAACTTAAATAAAAGCCCATAACCCGAAAGGGAAGGGCAACCACTAAAACGCTCTATAAAGCTCTATAACAGCCTTATCAACCTAACTTAAGCAATCATATTAACCCACTCTAAAAAGCCCTTTATAGAGCTTCCCAGAGCCTTAAAAGAATCTTATAAGGGTGTGAGCTTTATCATCTCGTTAGCTATCTTGTGAACTACTAAAAAGGGCTTGTTAGTGTCTTAAAAGTATGTTATAGGGGCTATAAAGTTACTTCAAAGTTACGTAAAAGAGGCTATAAAGTTACGTAAATACTAGCCCCCTTAACATTTTCTTAACAATCCCTACATAGTTATGCTTTTAAGGCACTTGTTAGAGACTTGTTAGCCCCTTGTTAAATCTCTGTTAAGACCACGTAAAAGCCTTGTAAGAGTCTTTAGCATAGCCTTTAAAGCCTCTGTAAAGCCCTATAAAGAGGTGTCTGTATAGTTGGGGTGTAATTACTAGGAAGAGACTTAAAAGAGCTTACAAGGAGCTATAGAGAGCTTTTAAGAGGGCTATTTAGAGAATCACTAAGAGGGAAAGGGAACGATAAGAAAAGAGATAGTGACCATGTTAATAGCTTGTTAAAAAGATTAAACACTTGTTAGGAACTTGTTAATTATCCCTACAAAATAACTCTTTAAAATTAACTTGTTAGCTCTCGTTAGTTATCTGTTAAGATTCTGTAAAGACTATTCAGCACTTGTTAGAAAACTGTTACAGCCTTGTTAGTTCTGTTAAGAATCTGTTAAGACTTTTGAAGAGTTGTTAAGAGCTTGAGAGAGTTGTTAAGAGATTGTTAAGGATATTTTAAAATTTTGCAAAGGGGATGTTACAGGGCTGTTAAGGGCTACCAAGCAGATATACATCTTCTACAGATATTTTTCAGTCCCTTCAAAGACCCTAAAAAATGACTTGATAGTCCTATTTTATAAAAATTTTAAAATTCTGAATAATTACCTAGACAGTCTTTTAAAAATACAGGTAGAAACAGGCTTATAAGATACCTTGTTAGTACCGTGTTAGACCTTGTGAGATAAGGTCTGTAAAGATATTCCTGTTAAGTTTGTTAAAACAGTCTATATAGAGGCTTAGTAGTGCCTAGTGAACACCTATAGAGGGTAACATAGCTAACCTAGAGATTAAGAGGTGTATAGGAGCTTCTAAGAGGGTGTAGAGAGATGGTTAAGGTGATTGTATAGGTTGTTAAGAAGGCTTGTTAGAAGAGTGTTTAGAAGGGCTATACAGAGGGGCTATTAAGACCACTAGATAGATACTAAGATACTATATAGTACTATATAACTATATAGAGAGTAAGATTAAGAAGGTTGTTAAGAAGGGTAGATATTTTATTCACATATGATGGTGACCCAGCGGTTGGGACAACCGATAAATTTTATAAAAATTAAAAAGCCCCCGATTAAGGAGGCTCTTAAGATATTTTAAATCAGTGTTTCCAGAACTGTTTTCAATGATGACTTGGTTGTCTGATAAAAATGAGTAAATCCATTGTTATTATCGAATACCTGCATCATGATATCATCTCCCTTGATTGGGTACACTCGGATATCATAGTGAAAACCATTAAAGACACAAGAACCACTACAGAATGCTCTAAAGTCATCTACTGAGATATACTCTTCATGACCTGTGATTTTTATACAAACGCCTTTACTCGGTCTCTTAGGGTTGATATCTTCCATCACAGACATACTCTGTCCACCAAGAGATACCATAGTGACCACTTTACGGTTCTTCTGTTTAAAGTACATCTTAACTTTCTGCAAAGTGTCTTCATAGAATGGATAAGACCTTTCTACAAAGATTCCTTCAAGTGGCTCTTTACCATTTTCAACTTCTCGGTTATGCCGTACTGCAAAGATAATTTGTTCGAACCAGTCAAGATTTTCTTCGGAGAGTGCTTCCCGAACATCCTTCCAGTCAAGTACTAAGTAGTTACCTTCAACTTCTTTTAAGTTATCTTTTTCCATATCTATCACACCATTATCGTAAAACTTGATATTCTGGTACTGCGAATTTATTACTATTGTTCTTGATGAGGTCATCTTCTGAAACTAAAAATGTAATCCCACATAAGTGTCTGTAACGACTATCATACTCGAATATCTTAAACAGATATTTACCATCATGATAAACCTGTTGCACTTCACCTTCTGCAACAATCTCGCCTGTAATAAAATTTTTTAGTTTATACACATTACCAACTTTAGGTACTGTTTTCATCTCAGGCTCTTTTAGTGCTACACCTATTTTTGCATCACCGAGTAAATGAGAACTCTCAAAAGCTACGTGTTTCATATAAGCTTCTGAGCATTCCCAAATAAAACAATGTACAAGAACCTTAGCAGCATGTCTTGAGCAGTTCAACTTATCACAAATTTCTGTGTACATCTCATCTTTAGTAGAATTGTCAAGCATTGCTCTTTGCACTACTTCTTTAATTTTCATAAGCTCTCCGAATAACCCTATTAAGCATCTCTAAAGTCAGCTTTCCAGACTCTAAATGTGGCATAACAAGCTTTAAAGCTTTTTCAACATCATGCACAACATCTATTATACCTTCTTCATAGGCTTCTACAAGGATATCTTTTACGTTTTGTTGGTTATCTTTTTGTGGTATTGCTAGACGCATATCAAACTCATTTGCTTGAGGGTGGTCACTACCATGCCAGTAACCATCTTTGTTAAAGCTGATGTAGTCACCGTGGTAAAAGTGTACACCATTAGCTTTAAACTTCTCCAGCACAAGGCATTGAATTGGGTATTCAGTATTCCACTCCCTGACTCCTATAACCTTCACTGTTGCGATGTACTCCTGTGTTTTTGCATCTACGATGTCAAGTTCTTGACCAGCTATGATTTGCATATTCTCTACCTTCTAAGTTTCTACAAAGGGGCTATCAAGTAACCCCTCAAGTTATTACTCAGACTTTTCAGTCTTCTTGTCGGATTTCTTACTAGTCTTCTTCTCAGCTTTCTGCTCAGGCTCCTTCTCAGAAGTTGCCTTAATAACCATATCAAGAAGCTCTGATAAGTCACTCTTCAGTAAAGTAACAGGCTGCTCATTGTAGAAGTTTTTGTCAAGATAGACTTTGAACTCTTCAATAGATGGAAATCCAAAAATTGGTACAGGTGTCTTAGTCATTACTTAGTTTCTCCATAAGCATCTTTCAAGATTGCCTTGTTAATCATTTCAGCGATTGCAAAACGAACACATACAGCTATAATTGTAGGTTGCATTCTTTACTTACCTCTTCAAGTTTAACCTCAGAGTCCTTAAGTCGTTTCTTATGAACTCTGAATCTCATTAGTGAGATGATGATACCAACTAAAGGGACAGCATACAAGTACCAAACATCATATACCTTTGCAGTAATCTGTGTAATTGTCAAATCTTGAGCTATGCAGCTAATTGCTGATACTGCCAGTAGCATTGCTAAGAAGAACGCCAGTACCATAACAATACTTAGGCATCCTCTAGCATGGTGTTCATGCTTAATGCACTTATTCTTTTCGTCAACAACCCTGTTGTAGTCATTTGTAAAGTCTCTGTAGAAAGCTTTCAAGTATTCTTGAGTGTAGCCTTCAAAGCAACCTGTACCATACCAATAATCACCACCGAAATGTGCTATGATACCAGTATCTCCATTTGGTTTGGTTACTTTCAAAGAAGTATGATGGCGAGTGTCCTGATAATCTATCTTATATCTTTCTTCGTAAATCATTTTTCAATCCCTCTCAATCGTTTGTTCCACTCAAGGTCAACAAGTCTTTGCAGGACTTTCCCTCTAGGTGTTACACCTTTTAAATCTGCATTGTAACAATGGTAAAAATCACCTTCAGTATGTCTACCATAGCATTTTCTGATGTTCTGACTTCTACGATACTGCTCTAATAGGGACAGTTTGTAGTAATCTTCAACTGTAGTTAGTTTTTTCATTCTTTCACCACGTATCTTCTCAAGAAACTAAAAAGGGAACTACCTCTCGATAGCTCCCATCATAGTTAATGTTGTATATTCGGTCAAGAGTATTTTTTAGGCAGTAATGCACTGCGCTTATTGCTCTCTTCACTCAATAGTGCGATAAATTCATCACCTTTACCCTTCCACGGGCTGAATGTCGGAATGTGCTCTCTGATAGCATCAATCACTGTTTTAAGGGCGTTGTTCTTTAACCACCAATCAGATACCGCTGAAGCTACAATGTAGTAAGCACCGTCATCTGTGAAGATTGGCTCAGAGATACATGGCGAAATCATAGTGGTAATGATAGAACCATTATTCATGTAGTATGTTCTTTTTTCAACCTTATCAAGAAGCTTATGAAGGTCTGCAAAGAGACTCACCACCTCTTTATGGTCAATATCTTTTTCAAGATTTGCTCTATATTTCAATAGTGCAGCATCGACCTCTTTGTCATTGAATTTGAAGTATTGAACTTCTTCATTCACACATACACTGATGTTGTTGGTGTTTATCGTCAATTTGCACAGTTTGACTGGAGAGTTAATGTTGGTCTGAAAAAGTGCTACACAGCCTTCTACATTCCCGAAATGTTTGACTAATGTAACTTCTGGTTGGATGTGCTCATGTTCTTCTGACATTATAGTTTCCTCATTAAATACTTTTTAAGTTGTGTGTTAGGTTTCTCAAAAACTTCTATAGAAGATATCTTGACAGACTCACCACGCATACCTGTATGCTTAAATATGTAATACTCTAACATCCCTATGTACTTTGCTGGTAAGTCATGTTTGACATACACTGTTACAGAATCTTCAAATTCAACAACCTTTGTACCATCCTTGTAGTTAAACTCTCTAGGGTGGTTGTAGTTATCAATGTCATACATTAAAAAGAGTCTTTTCCGTTGCATGTCAAGCTTATTGGTTAAAGACTCTTTAATATCTGAGAAGTTTTTGTACACTGTGACATGGAGCTTACTCATCGTTAAACTCCCTGACGAAGAAATAGTTGACTTTATTATTGCCTACCATAAGGTCAAAGCAGGTATTCTCAAAAGGTTTGTTGTAGGCATCGTATGAAGTGTACGTATCAGCTACTTGTTTAGTATTGAGCTTTTTACTTGATGGGTTTAAGAGGCCACCATACAGTTTCTTGATAGCCTCTTCTACAACAGACCAGATGATTTCGTCAGTAATTTCTTCGTACAGGTCAAGTTCACGCTCTAGTGAGAAGTCACAAATAGGGAAAACAACCTGTACTTTACTCATTAACGAATAACCTGTGAGACTTGAATTGCTTCAGTTACAGACAAATCACCAACTTTCTCTTCTTTGATAAAAGTGAATGTGAGTTCAACAGGCTCTTGCTCTTCTTGCTCAACTGGAATGCCATTAAGCTCATCGCGGATTGATTGAGTTGTCCAGTCTTCTCCACCATCTGGATAATGGATGGCGTAAAGAGGAAACTCCATGTCATACCAGCCAAATACAGGGCAACCATCTGCATCATCTCGCATTCTGCGAAGGGTGCTACCTGAGCCTGTAAAGCGAAGACTAATATTTCCATTACACTCAAAAATCACTGCGTCAGCAAGTCCAGCATCTTCTCGACCATCATGGCCAAAGGTGTCAACTTTTACTTGAATCTCTTTATTCATAAAAACCTCTCTCTGCTTGTTCTATTTTTGCTCTTAAAGCTTCGCAATGTTGTAAATGATAGTTAGCTTCTTGTTCATGTGTTGCTAACTGCCTTTCCAGAACAGTTTTATAATAACTTGCGAGTTGCTCTTTTGTCAATGGGTGCTCTGAAATAATATCAAGTCCACTTTCACCAAGAGGGTTGAATTGTCCATGTTCGTTGACATTGTAAGTCTCAAACTTGAACAGGCCATTGTTCACAGACTCAATAGGTGACAGCTCAACAAGCTCTACAGTAAACCGTGTATATACCTTGTCACCTCTTGAAACCACATTGTTCCCGACAATGCGTACAAGCGAGCCATTACGAGTGTACTTAAAAGTTCCAAAGTCACTAGCCCAAAGTTTCATAGTTTTCTCCTTAGAAAATAAAAAAGGCTCCCGAAGGAGCCTATGAAGATATTACTTTGGGTATACACTGTCAAGATAAATGTCAGCTTCCATTCTACGTCTGTTTTTCAGACCGTTTGAAGTGACCTTCTTACCTTTGACTGTAACCTTGTTCCACCACTGCATAGCTTCTGCACAACCTACCTTATTACCAGCATTGTGGCGCTTGATAAATGTGGAATCCTGCATAGCTGTGATACCGATGTTGTATGTTTCACTTACAAGTGCATCGAACTCATTCTGAGTAGTTGGAACCTTGATAGCTTTGTTCACTGCTGCAACAAACTTCTCAACATCCGCGAGAAGATACTGTTCAGCTTGTTCAGCGGTGATTTTCATTCCCATCTTAACAGGTTTTCCGTCAATACGGATTGTACCATACCCGATTGTTGGGATTCCGGCAGAGTCTTCGTAAGCCTCTAACTCCAGACCTTCGAAGAACTTAATAGCTTCTAAACCTTTTCTTGAGAGTTGCATTATGCCTCCCCTGCTGGGTTAACAGTAACTGTTGCAGCATTAGACGTTACAGAACCACCTGCACCAGTCACTACACAGGTGTAGCTTCCTGAATCAGCAGCGGTTGCACCTTCTTTGGTGTAAGTTGCAGTAGTTGCATCGAGGATGTCTTCCTCACCTTTCTTCCACTGGTAACCTGTCGCACCTGTTGCCACAACATTCAGCGTTAAGGTTTCACCTTCAGTGATTTCTTGATTGGTTGGCTGTTGAGTGATTACTGGAAGTGCATTCACAGTCACTGTTGCTGCATCTGAGGTAACACTTGTTCCACCCTCTCCAGATACAACACAAGTGTATGAACCAGCATCAGAAGGTGCTACTGACTGTTTTGTGTAAGTTGCAGAATTGGCACTAGGGATATCCTCACCATCCTTCTTCCACTGATACCCAGTGGCGTTAGTTGCTAGAATGCTTAGGGTAAGTGTGCCACCCTCATTGACTGTTTGACCTGTTGGTTGCTGAGTAATTGCTGGTGGCTTGATAGCATCCTTCAGCTTAGCATTCAACATTGAGAACGGCTTAACTCTTGCCAACCATTCACAGTAAATAGTGTCAACATCTTTACCATTGATGATTGCATACTGCAAATCCATGAAGAAATCAGCAGTTCTCATCTGTGCACCAACACTGTAAAGGAGTTCATCACTAAAAGGAACTTTATAGTCTGGTTTATAGTCAAACTTCTCAACTTCTGCAATATCAGCTTCAGGCCAATACGAGCTATAGGTAAGTGGTAAAATAGCCTCTTGATATGTTCTAAAATCATACCTCTTACCAGCCTTTACGTTTGCAATGAAGCCCTTCACAAACTCTTTGAAGTCTGGGTAAGTCTTTGCTTTAATCATTTCTTTTCAGCCTCTAAATGTGCGTTTAGTCTAAAATAACCTTTGCGATTCGGAGATACATCACCAACAACAATACCTTTAACCTTATAACCTTTACCAATTACATACTGGATATCCATAAGGAATCTTCCAAGACCAACAATATGGAACATTGGATATAATAGATTCTCAGAGTCTGGAATATTGATTTCGGGTTTGTAGGTGCATTGTTCGATTGTTGGTGTAATATCTTCTTCAGGCCATTTACTGAGTCTCCATGTCAAAGGTGTTGGGATAACATCATTAAGGTTGTACCTTTCACCATTTTGCACGGAATTGATATAGGATTGTAGGAAGCAATAAAAGTCTTTTGCACTCTTAGCTTTCATTAAATATCCTTATAAATAGTTAAAGGGGCATAAGCCCCTATTCACACTTAAGCTTTGGTCTTAAGTAGGTTCTTAAGTTTTTTAAGATTCATACTCTCATCAAACTTAAAACCAAATCCATTGACATAATCAATGAACTCGGATTTCTTACTGAGTGACAATGCGTAACTCATATCAAAGTTCTTACTTGTTTCTGCGTCTGGACTAGAGTTCACATCAAATGAAATTTCCGTAGGCTCTTGCTTACTTTTTCTCATATTATCAACCAACAAACATGTATAGTTTGCTGGATAGAAATTTACACTACCATCAACGTAGCTGTACTTATTATTATGGATAAGGTTGGAAAATACCTTAAGGAATGTTTCTGAGTCGTGGCAAACAAGTTTGAATTGGCTGCTCTCTCCAAGCGCAACTAATGAATACGGACTTTCACTATCAAAGTCATAATTTGGATTCGATGCCGTTACTGTTACACGCATCAAGTTATTAGCAATAGTCTTCTGTTTAAAAGAATTTTGAACATAGTGAAGACCTCTATCACACTGATTGACTAACTCTTTAAGTAGGTCATTTGCATATGGTGAATTAATTGATACAGAGCCATCACTATTGTAATTAAAACTTACTGTTAACATTTTTCAGTTCTCCTGCGATTTATAATTTTGCTGCAATAGAGAAACGAAGTAAACTCACTGGAAGAAACCATTAAGTGTTGTTCACTAGATTGAGCCATTGCCCTGAAATACATTCCAGTCAAAGCATCATAGTGACTATTCTTTCCAATTGAGGTTATATAGCCATGACTCTTTGCAGTTTGATATAAATCTATAATATCTGCGATTTCTAATTGGGAACTACACATAGATAATCCTCTTGTCTTCTGTAATTTTGAAAGAACAGGTACAGACCAATTTCAGAGGATGAATAGTAGATTAACTCTACCCTTTTTGATTCCTTACAGTGATTGGTATTCTTACCTTTCTTCGGTTTATTTGATTTTCTCATTAAGTCTCCTTTGTAGAACAAGGCAGACCTACAGCTTTAAGTAAGATGGTACAGTAATCCATACAACAAGTCAAGAACTATTGCAAGTTAAAAAAAGTTGTTGACAAAGTACTTGACAAGGTGTAGGCTTATAAATACTTAGAAGATAACTTAAAAGGTTCCTCTAAAAAGGCTATTTAAACAGATATCTTTCTGGATATCTATCTTTTATCTTAAAAGCCTTTTAAGAGGTCTTATAAGAGGCATACCAATGAAAAACAGAACAAACAAAGGCCAGTTTAAAAAAGGCCAGTCTGGAAACCCATCTGGAAGACCGAAAGGCTCACGTAACAAAAGCTCTCTCGTAAAAGCTCAACTAACCATTGATAATTCTGCTGAGTTTGCTGCAAAGTTGTTTGAGGCGATTGTTACAAGGGACGCTGCTAAGCTTGCAGAGTTCGGTTTAACGACTGACGATGTAAACCTGAAGTCGATGATGGAAGCTGGTAAAACTATCATGACTCACTCAGCAGGTGAGATGAAAGCAATTGCAGCAGACACTAAGAAGACCCCTGATAACGGTGGTCAACCTCAGACAGATAACAAACCAACGTTCTCTGCTGTAGCGACTCTCAAAAAATAATTTTAAAAGGTGTTGACAGACTCTACAAAGTTGCTATAAAGTCTGTCACATCAACCAACAAATGAGAGAAGAGAGTAAAATATGAGCGAATTATTTAAACATGCGCACCTTCATGCAGGTCGAACTGAAAATGGTGCTGTAAACCATACTTCATCAATGTCTGCTCTTGTAGACTTTTACAAAGCTGCTGGTTCAAGCCGTAGCAATGTAGAAATCTTACCAGACTTGTTCTACAAAGCTTTGCGTGAAGATGTTGATGTTGCAGTTCGTATTTTGCTGCATATGCGAGATGTACGAGAAGGTATGGGTGAGCGTAAAGCCTTCAGAACTGTTTTACTTCAAGCAATCGAAGACAAAGTTTTAGAGCCTACACAGGTTCTTCGTATTATGGATAAGATTGCAGAACTTGGTCGTTTTGATGACTTCAAAATCTTTGTAGGTACTCGTTTTGAGACAGATGCCTTTAAGCATTTAGAAGCAGCATTACTAGACCCTGAAACAGCAGGTTTAGCAGCCAAGTGGTTACCACGAGTAAAACCACGACACAAACAGTTTGTAAAACGTTTCTGCAAGTTTTCCAACTTGAGTGAGAAAGAGTACCGCACACTGTTGTCTGCACTTTCTGATACGGTTGAGCAAAAAATCTCTGCTAATGAGTTCGGTAAGATTGACTACAGCAAGATTCCTTCACTCGCTGCTGCACGTTACCAAAAACTCTTTAACCGTAAAGATGGAGAACGCTACAAAGCTTACATTGAGTCCTTATCAAAAGGTGAGACTAAGATTAACGCTGGTGCTGTTTACCCATACGATGTGATTAAGTCTATCAAGTATGGTAATGCAGATGTTGCGAATGAGCAGTGGAAAGCACTACCAAACTGGATGGCAGAAGGTGAAAACATCTTATGTATGACTGATGTCTCAAGCTCGATGTCTTGGGTAAATCTTGGTTCAATCACTGCTCTTGATATTGGTGTATCTCTTGCCTTGTATGTAGCAGAACGCAACACAGGATGCTTTAAGGACGAGTTAATGGTCTATTCAACAAACCCTCATTTCATTGAACTGAGTGGTGATTTGAAAAACCGTCATCGTCAGGTGATGCGTCATGTTGAATATGGCTCAACTAACTTACAAGCAGCTTTTGACCGTATTCTTGAGACAGGTAAGAGAAACAACTTGACTCAGAAAGATATGCCAAGTAAGCTTATCATCTTCTCTGATATGGAGTTCAATCAGGTTGATGGTGCAAATGGTCGTACAAACTTTGAAGAAATTCGCAGTAAGTACAAAAAAGCTGGATATGAGATGCCACAACTGGTATTCTGGTACTTAGCAAACCGTAATGGTACTTGCGAAGTATCTGTTAAGGACAACGGTGTAGCAATGGTATCAGGTTTCTCTCCAGCCACTTTAAAAGCTCTGCTTGGTGGTGAGAAGTTTGACCCAATCAGCGTAATGCTCAAAGCAGTAATGATTGACCGTTACATCTGGTAAAAAGTTTTAAAAAGGGTATTGACAATGTGTTTAATACCCTTTAATATGTTCTACATAGAAACGAAATGAGAGCTTTTCTAAGATACTGAAAAATATTTTAAAAAAGTTCTTGACAACTACTAAAAAATAATGTTAAAGTGGTTACATAGAGTTTGAAAAGTTTATCTCTGTTTAGCTCAGCTTGGTAGAGCGTTCCGTTTGGGGCGGTAAGGCCGGAGGTTCAAGTCCTCCAACAGAGACCAAATTAATGTTCCAGTGGACAAAATGGTAAAGTCACCACTCTTTCAAAGTGGATATTTGAGGGTTCAAATCCCTTCTGGAACGCCAGTTTTGACAGAAGACCAATTACAGCAAACTTAATCTTATTCATCTGAAGGTAAATCGGACAAAGAAGAGATTTGGTCTGGTCATTAAGAATTGCGGGTATAGAGAAAGGGCGTCTCACATGTCTCATTAGCATGGTATCGGCAGGTTCGACTCCTGCACCCGCCTCCAAATTTACAGAAGACCGTTTACAGCAATACTCATTAAATTTTTAGCGGAAAAATTGAAAGATACGGTCTGGTAATACTAAACATGGTTAGGAAGCACATAAGGTATGTGCGGTCGCCTGTTAAGCGAATGGCACAGGGTTCGAATCCCTGACTAACCGCCAAATTAAATGTGTCGTTATCCCGTAGATGGTAGCGGTGGGGACTGTAAATCCCTTGTCATTGAGACTCGGTAGGTTCGACTCCTACACGGCACACCAATAAAGGCTATGTAGTTTAACTGGAGAAAATACTCCCCTGTCACGGGAGATGATGTGAGTTCAAGTCTCATCGTAGCCGCCAATTTTGAGAGGGCTATTTAGCTCCTCCCTTAAAGAGTTCTTACGAGTATTCTTTAAAGGAGCAGAAGACCAAATACAGCAAGAATGTATGAAATTTCAAGCCAATTTAATTTTGAAAATTTAAAACTTGGTCTGGCTCAACAAATTTACAGAAGACCGTTTACAGCAAAACTTAAACAATCTATTTCTCCGGTAAAGAAAAGGCGAAGGTTCGATTCCTTCACTCGGCAGATGTCGAGTTGGTGTAATGGTAGCACTTAAGATGATAAACAACGGTCTGGTAATTATCTTTGTAGATAAGTTATTAAGCTTACCTGTGAGTATGCGACCACAAAGGGTGAAGGGTAAATTCTAGATTTAAACCCAAAAGGCACATCGCTACAGACCTTAAGCAAGTCTGGGTAGCTTATCTACAAAGATAATTTAATGGAAGTGTAGCAGAATGGTGATGCGGCAGACTTTTAATCTGACAGGCGATGGGTTCGAATCCCTCCACTTCTACCAAATTCACCCTTAACTGAGAAACACCTGCGCGGCTGGAAACACCCACTCAACAGTTTCTCTAACTAGGGTACTTATTCTGGTTCAGTCGCAGATAAGGTAATGCAAGGGTCTCATAAGCCCTATGAATGTGGGTTCGATTCCCATCTGAACCTCCAAGCTGGTATAGTTAAGAAGGTTATAACACTCCCCTGATAAGGGAACATCGGTGGTTCGATTCCACCTACCAGTACCAATTTCAATAAAGTTGTTGACATTGAGATGTGACTACTTTATAGTAACCTTAGTTTTCGTTGCGTAGCGTCTATTTTGCAAATTTAAAATAAATGCAAACGACAATGTTTTTCTGGCAGTAGCTTGATAGGCTAAACACCAGTGAGGTCTTCCAATCCCTCATCAAAGAATTTGGCGTACTCGCCCACGGTATGATTAATAAGGTGGGCAACATTCTAAAGGGTATCCCTTATGGGGCTTGGCTTAAATGCAATAAGTACCCTTTAAAATGTTAATGCACCCTTAGTTCAATTGGATAGAGCAACGGTCTTCTAAATCGTTAGTTACAGGTTCGAATCCTGTAGGGTGTGCCAATTTAGTTAGCAGATTACTTAGACGACCTTAGAGGGTCTTCCTGTAGGGAGGTGGTCTGTATCTCATGTTTTCCAGAACATGTAAATAATCTGAGAAGGGGCTTTACAGTGTTGAGATAATACGGTAAGCTTCGAATTATAGTATGGGACGATGTTAAGACTCTAAGGCATGAGCAACGGCCTCCAAAACCGTTTCAAAGGGGTTCAACTCCTCCGTCCCATGCCAAAGTCTTATTAGGGGTAGGTAGCGGCTAATGGTAGCCAAACTGTCTTGAAAACAGTTGCCACTGTAGAGATACGGTGAGGGTTCGACTCCTTTACTTACCGCCTAATAAGATTTTAAAGCCAAGCTTCATTCGGATGTTGCTTTGGTATCCCTCGTGTATTGTCGTACACACTGATAAAACACCTAGTAGGTGTCACGGAGAAGAGATAATATCAAGCTCTCCAAAGGTTCTAGTCACCGGATTAAACAAGACTATGCAAAGACCTTTTTAGGTCTTTTTAGAGGGCTTCTAAGGTTATTACAGCTTGTTGTGGAACCTTGTTGCTTAGGTTCTTAGAAGTTCTCTAAAAAGATTTAATGGGAGATTGATGGTAATTGGTAAACCTACCATCCTTAGAAGTTGGTGTTTGAGGGTTCGAATCCCTTGTCTCCTACCAAATTAATGCAGGTGTAGCAAAATGGTTATGCGGCTGACTCTTAATCAGTAAGACGATGGGTTCAATTCCCTCCACCTGTACCAAACAATGGGGTCATAGTTTATATGGTTAAAACTCGAGTTTTGCAAACTTGGGAACCGAGTTCAATTCTCGGTGACTCCACCAATTAGTGCATCCATAGTTTAAACGGGAAAATTACAGTCTTCCAAACTGAGGTTGAGGGTTCGATTCCCTCTGGATGCTCCAAATTAATGCTCCTATCGTATAATTGGTTATTACGGTTGCCTTGTAAGCAACTTATCAGGGTTCGAGTCCTTGTGGGAGCACCAATTAAGAGGTCAAGTGAAAGACCGCTTTGAGTCAACTGAAGACCGTAACAAATACCACGGAGTTGAGTTAGCGGCACAACTCCAGACCTCTTTCATACTCGCTTAGTTTATATGGTAAAACATCACCCTTACAAGATGAAGAAAAAGGTTCAAGTCCTTTAGTGAGTACCATGTTCCAGTATCCCAATTGGCAGAGGATGCAAGCTCAAACCTTGTATTAGTGACGGTTCGAATCCGTCTTGGAACACCAATTTTTGCAGGATTAGTTCAAATGGAAAGAGCAACAGTCTACGAAGCTGTTAATAGGGGTTCGAATCCCTTATCCTGCGCCAGATAAACAGGTGATACTATGCAAACATTAACAGTAGTTGAACATGAAAACTGTGAGAGTATTGAGTTTGTCAGGGTCATTGGTGTTGAACACCACATTTTCTTAAAAGTGGGATACTTATGTGACCCCGCTAGAGTAGAAAGATTTATACGTGATTGTTTTGGTGGTAGACATCTGAAGAGTGTTATTTTTGAGACAGTTTTACCAGAAGGTTTAGAAACGAATAATAACATTTACCTCCTTACGAGGATTAGACAATGAGATACTTAAAGTATGCTTCATGGATTTTCTTAGCTTTGTTAGAACCATTTGCAGCAATCTTAGCAGTTATCTTAGCACCTTTTGTAGTTCCATTCTACAGTGAGAAGAAAGGACACTTACCTTTCGGGTTCAGATGGATGGAGACTTATGACAACCCAATTGATGGTGATGCAGGTCATATCAAACGATGGGCTAAGATTAGAAAGATTGGTAAGCTTGGTGTCTACATGCAGAGAGTTGGATGGCTCTGGAGAAACAAAGCTTATAACTTCTCTTACCATGTGTTAGGAAGAGATGTAAAAGATGTTACTAAGTGGAAAGGTAATATCAACGTAAGTTCTAACCCTGAAGATAATCAGACTGGTTATCTCCTAATGTGGAACAGTAATGCTTGGGGATTATTCGCTTTTATTCCATCAATTAAAATCTTTGGTAAACAATTCTACTGGAGAATTTATGTTGGATGGAAACTCAAAAGTGTTGTTCCAAAAGAAAGAGCATTCTCAAGGGAAAGAGTTATGTTGGCATTCTTTATTCATCCACTAAGAAAGTAAAGATTTAAAGGGGATTAGTTTACAAGGTTAAAACCTCGGTCTTTGAAATCGAAGAAGTTGGTTCAATTCCAACATCCCCCGCCAATGCTCCATTACTCCAATTGGCAGAGAGGCCAGACTTAAAATCTGTGTTATGTATCGGTTCGAATCCGATATGGAGTACCAAATTTAGCGGTATAGCATAACTGGCAATGCAGCAGTCTCTGAAGCTGTCCTATTAAGGTTCAAATCCTTATGCCGCTGCCACTTCTAAGGATTCTTACGAGAGTCCTTAAATGTGGCCTTATCATAAATGGTAATGACCCATGCTGTGAACATGGTCTATACGGGTTCAAATCCCGTAGGTCACCCCAATTTATAGTCCAAGTAGCTTATATGGTTAAAGCGCGTGTCTGAAAAACATGAGAAGAGGGTTCAAATCCCACTGGACTACCAATTTCAAAGGTGCTTAATGAAAGAGATGACAGAACAAGGTAAGGAGATTTTCAATCTCTTAAAAACTGGTAAAGGGTTTTCTAACCCCCTTATTACTGGTGCAGCAGTTCTCGGTGGAACCGTAGCTGCCTCTACATCACTTGTAAGCTCTATTAGCTCTGTATCAGACCCTACAGTAAAGGATAAGCTTGTTGCTGCTGGACTTACAACAGTTCTGCTTAACAGCTTTACCACGAGTCTGACAAGCACTACATCAACTACCAAAACACTGACAGATTACGGTCAAAAGTCCATTGATGAGTTCTCATCACGTATGCAGGTAGCAAAAGGCTATTCTAATGTTATGGGTGCAGCAGGTGAACAAGTTGGTTGTACACCATTTAGTGGTATTATGGGTGTTGCTACAGAGTATGGCCAAAAAGCTATTGATACGATTAACAGTGCACTAGACGGTGTTAATGATGTATTAAGTGACTTACAAGACGCTATTGACAAAGGTCTTGATACTATTTCTGATTTAGCTAACCAAGCTGTTAGTAAGATTAATGAAGGTATCTCAAAGATTACAGCTTATGCAGATGAAGTTGTGCAGATGATTGAAGAAGAAGCTTCTCTTATTGCAGAGTACCTTAAAACGAATATCAATGGGTTCTTAGCAGGTATCTTACCAGACTGGTTTGATGATGCTTGTAAAACTGGTGTAATTGACACTATTGCAACACCAGAAATGAAGAACGCATTACAGAAATAAATGGAAGATTAACCCTAAAAGGTAAGGGAGCAGTTTGCTAAACTGCCAGTAGCTGAGAAATCGGTGTACCAGTTCAAGTCTGGTATCTTCCTCCAATTTGAATCCGTGACAGAAATGGCTATGTGCCTGTCTGCAAAACAGGTTTATAAGGGTTCGAGTCCCTTCGGATTCTCCAAGTTATTTTACTCTCTCTCTCTCTCAATTAAAATAATAATAATGCCCTGCTATAAGTATTCTTCCTTTCGCTACCGAAGAGTATTTTTAGACAGGGCTTTTTTACAGAGTTATACTTTATAAGAAGTCTTATACAGTATGTCTCTGACGTACATTGTGGTTTCTCCTTGACGGTCTCTGTACCGTCTTTTTTAAGGGGAAACATGGTTAACTATTTGGAGAAAACATAATGAGCGAGACCGTTTATAAAGAACTTTATGAAGCTAATAAGAAGCTAGAATTTATGCAGAATACTATCATGGCAATTGCAGACAGATTATCTGTAGCAACAGGTATTGATATTAAAGAAGCATCTATGGATGCACTTCTTGATGCTGTTGATGCAAAGTTCGAAGTTAAGAAAGAAGAGACTGCTACAGACTCTGAATAATTCTATTTGCGGAGGCGCTTAATGGACTTAAATGCTGTTAAGCAGAAGCGAGTGGAAGATGTTAGGAAAGTCCTAGCTGGAGAGTTGGGGCTTTCTGATGAAGTAAAAGAAATTATCAAATCATTCGGTAAAGACCCCTCTAAATTCCTTCCAACTCAAATTCTGACTTTATTAAGATACACACCAGACCAAGTTCGCCTTATCTTTAAATTGATGACTGATAAGAATTATGTAGCCCCTCAGCCGGGTTCTCAAGAGGTCTTTTTAAACACTAATGCTGACTTGGTTCTTTATGGTGGTGCTGCTGGTGCTGGTAAAACTGCTGCATTGTTAATGGACTCTTTAAGATTTATTGAAGACCCTAACTATAATGCTGTATATTTCCGTCGAAATACAACACAGCTACAAGGTGGTTTATGGCCTGCTGCAAAGAAACTATTTGGTAAGTTTGGTGGGATTCCTCACGAGCAGAAAATGACTATCACATTCCCTTCTGGGGCAACTATCAAGTTTACCTACCTAGAACTTGAAAAGCACGCTGAAGGTCATCAGGGTATTGAATACTCAGCTATTTACTTTGACGAAGGTACACACTTCTCTGCTTCACAGATTTCATACCTACAAACCCGTCTACGTTCTGGTGCTGAAGGTGATTCATACATGAAGATTTCTATGAACCCAGACAGAGACCACTTTATTTACGATTGGGTAGAGCCATTCTTAGATGAAGAAGGTTATCCAGACCCTGAAAAGTGTGGTCGTATTCGTTGGTATGTAATGAACGATGGTGTGATGGTTTCTGATTGGGAGAGAGACAAGATTCTTGAAATGTTTCCTCTTGAGATTCCTCAAACATATACATTCATCTCTGGTACGATTGATGATAACCCAATTCTTGACTTCTTAGAACCTAAATATCGTGGTAAGTTGGAAAACAACACCCCTGTAAACGTTGCAAGACTTCGTTTCGGTAACTGGAAGGCTCGTGCAGAAGGTTCAAACTATTGGCAAAGACAATGGTGTGAAATTGTTGATTCACTCCCAGAAGATGTATTCGATGTCAGAGCATGGGACTTAGCAGCAACTTTACCATCTGAGATTAACCCTAACCCAGACTGGACAGCAGGTGTTAAGATGGGTAAATCTAAAAAAGACGGTTGCTATTATATCATTGATGTAGTAAGATTTAGAGATAGACCCTCTGGAGTCGAAACACAAATTAATTTGACTGCTGAAAGTGACGGTAAGCGAACTGGTATTTTTATCCCTCAAGACCCAGGCGCTGCTGGTAAATCCTACGCAACATCCCTCATCAGGAAACTTGCCGAGAAAGGTTATCGTGCAAGAGCTAAACCAACAAATAAAGATAAAGTTACCCGATTTGCGGGGTTTTCTGCTGCTTCTGAAGCCGGACTTGTAAAAGTCTTGAGAGGTAGTTGGAATGAAGCTTATTTTCAAGAGCTTGAAGGCTTTTGTGGTGATGGTAAAACTAAAGATGACCAAGTGGATGCTACCAGTGATGCTTTCAACAGTCTTAACGAAGTTAAATTATTCAAGCCACCATCAATGGGTGCTCACACAGACTTAGTGAGAGGAAACCCATATGAGGGGCTTAGACGTTGATAGCTAGGTGAGAAGAATGGCAGATATTACAGAAACACAAGAAAGCTTACCACCATTTAGAATGGGTGAAGTAGGTTCTTTGGGTCTGAAGGTTAAGAATGGAAGAATCTATGAAGAACCTCGTCAGGCACTAAGGTTCCCTGAAAGTATTAAAACTTTCCAATTAATGATGCGTGACCCTGCTGTAGCAGCATCTGTAAATATTATTAAGATGTTTGTCAGAAAAGTCAACTGGAGATTCGTACCTCCAAAGGGAAAAGAGCAAGACCCTAAAATGCTTGAAAGAGCAGACTTCTTTAATTCTTTAATGGATGACATGGAGCATGATTGGGCAGATTTTATTAATTCTGTAATGTCATTCTGTACTTATGGGTTCTGTGTTAACGAGAAAGTTTATAAGAAGCGTCAGGGTAAAAAAGGAAAGTACCAGTCTAAATTTGATGATGGTCTAATTGGATGGGCTAAATTACCAATTAGAAACCAATCAACACTTGACAAGTGGTATTTTGACGAAGACTTTAGAAAAGTTACAGGTGTTAGGCAGAATCTGAGAAATGTTTCACATATTGCTGGAGCAATTAATCTCGGAGAAAGACCACTAACAAGAAAACTTCCACGAGCTAAATTCATGCTGTTTAAGTATGACGATGAATATGGAAACCCAGAAGGTCGTTCACCATTACTTAATGCTTATGTACCGTGGAAGTATAAAGTTCAGATTGAAGAGTACGAAGCTGTTGGTGTTTCAAGAGACTTGGTAGGTATGCCAAAGATTGGTTTACCACCAGATTATTTGGATGAAAATGCAGAACCTGAAAAGAAAGCTTTCGTACAATACTGCAAAACTGTTGTTAATGATATGATTGCTAATGACAGAGCAGGTTTAATCTGGCCTAGATATATCGACCCAGATACTAAAGAGGATATTTTTGAGTTCTCATTAGTTTCTAGACAGGGTGCTAAAGCGTATGATACAGGCTCTATTATTGACAGATATTCCAAGCAGATTATGATGGCATTTATGTCAGATGTTCTTGCTATGGGCCAGTCAAAATATGGTTCATTCTCTCTTGCAGATTCTAAGACAAGCTTACTGGCAATGTCAGTAGACATTCTGCTTAAGCAGATTAAGAACGTAATTAACCGTGATTTAGTTGCACAGACTTACGCCCTTAATATGTGGGATGATGAAGAACATGTACAAATCACTTACGATGATATCGAAACTCCAGACCTTGAAGCAATTGGTTCTTATATTCAGAAGACTGTTGCAGTAGGTGCTTTGGAAGTTGACAAAGAGCTATCTAACAAACTTAGAGAGCATATTGGTCTTCCTCCTGCTGATGAGTCTCAGCCAGTATCTGAAAAGCTTTCTCCAAATAGCCAAAGCCGTTCAGGAGATGGTTATAAGACCGCTGGAGAAGGTACTGCAAAGACACCTTCAGCGAAAGACCCAAGCACAGCAAATAAGGCAAATAAATAATGGCTGAAGTTATCTCTATTTCAAATGCTACACGAGTGCATTCGTATAGAGGTGTTCTTATTATCACTGACAAATTATCTGTAGAGGCTGGCTCAAGGGTCAGCCTTTCAGGTTATGTAAGTGATGGTGAAACCTCTGACGTTTTCACTATTTGCAGGTTACTTGATGCTCCAATGAGTGGAAAACCGTTTATTTCAGGAAATTGTAGTGAAATTGTTAAAATTCCATTTGACAGTTCATGCCTTTTGGGTGTAAAGTTATATAACTGCGAGAATAAACGTATCAATGTTAATAGCATTGAAGCCGCTTTCATTACCCTCGACACTGCATTTCAATCTCCAATGACAGTTAATAAAGAAACAAACAGACTTGAATACATTTTTTCACAAAATGATTACAAAGTACTTGTCAAAGGCAAAGTATATGATATGATTGTAAATGTGGTAGATGAATCTGGTAACCATTCAACAGTCCTTAAACAAAAAGTAAGGTTTAATTAATGGGAACATTAACTATTGATGGTAAGAATAAAATCCTCGCCACGCTAACCCCAACGACTATTATTTTACACAATGTAGACCCAACGGCAGACCCTACAGCAAATAAGGTTACTCAGCCAGTGGCTATTTATTTTTCTGAACCGGATAACGGCTTAATTGCCTCAGAAGACACAGTTAATATTACTGTTCCAGCTTCTGCAACGGTCTCACACTATAGCTTGTGGGATGCTAACGATAAATGCGTGGCAACTGGTGCTCTTAGCAAACCTCAATTCTTTGCTGAAGAAGGTATTTATGTTATCTCTTCAGTCTCTGTAGATTTAAACAAATAGGGTGAGTAAAAATGAGTTCGAATATCTTCAGACTTGCTGATAGATTATTCAACCAACCTTTACTAGCCACTGAATCATTAGCTCACTCAGCAGCAACTTATGTGAATAACAGATTGCTGGGTGATGTCCAAGCAGCAGTAAACTTTGATAAACCCAAAGGTGACGCAAGAAGTCTTTTAAAAGTAAAAGATGACATTGCTATTATCCCTATTATGGGTGGTTTAACTCATCGTATGACGTTCATTGATGCAATGTGTACAGGTGGATTAAGCTCTTATGAGGGTTTACGTAGAGGCTTTGACGAAGCTTTAGCAGATGAGTCAATCAAGACTATTGTTCTGCATATTGATTCTGGTGGTGGTGAAGCTTCAGGTTGCTTTGAATTAGCACGTCACATTATGGCTTCAAGAGGCCAAAAGAAAATTATTGCTTATGTAGATGAGTTCGCTTGTTCCGCTGCATACGCTCTTGCATCTTCTGCTGAAGAAATTATTGCATCACCAGATGCAGATGTTGGTTCTATTGGTGTAATCATGGTTCATCAGGAATTAACTAAGGCATTTGAAAAGAATGGCGTAACAATTAACGTCATCAAAGCTGGTGAGTTTAAAGGTATGGGTTCACCATTCCAAGCACTCTCAGAAGAAAGCAAAGAAAGACTTCAAAAGAGAATTAATGATACCTACGCAACCTTTACAGGTTTTGTAGCTGAATCTCGTAATATCTCTGAAGAAGCTGTAAAGAATACTGAGGCGAATGTTTATTCTGCTCAGGAAGCTCTTGAACTTGGTTTAATTAACTCAATCATGTCTCAAGATGATTTCTTAAATTACTTACAAGGTTCTGAAGAGGCTCCTGTAAGTTTAAACGTTAACAATTCAGGTGAAGAAATGACTGAACAAGAAAAGCAAGAACTAGAGGCTTTGCGTCTTCAGGTTGCTCAAATGAAAGCCAAAGAACAGGAAGCTGCTTTGTCAGATTTGACTAATAAGATTTCTGCTTCTGCTGAAGCTTTTGGATTTGATGCAAAAGAAGCTGCAACGACTATTTTAGGTGCTGGTCTTGATAACCCTCTGAGTGTTCTGTTTATGAATGCTATGGAAGGTGCTAACCAGAAACTTAATGAAACTATCGCGTCCCATGCTTCTGCAATGGAAGAAAAAGAATCAGAAATTACCAAGCTGAAAGAAACTGCTGGTGCTGTTCTTGAGCATTCTAATGCTATGGAAGAAATGGGTAATAACGGTGAAGCTGATTTGGTTGAAGAAGAAAAAGAACCAGCTAAGAATGCTTCCGAAGACACCGCTGAACAACGCAAACTGGCTCTCCAGAATGCTCTAAAATCTCTTATCAAATAAGGAACACAATAATGGCATATCAAGGTTTTACTAAGTTAGGTAACAGAGAACCTCTGAATGATATCATTCTTTGGGAACAGATTACCCCAACAGGCCACTCTCGTAAAGAGTACACTCCAGTTGCTTCAACAGAATACCGTGTAGGTGAAGTTCTGAAAGCAGATGGTACTAAGGTACAAGCTGGAGAAGAAGCCCAAGCAGACTCTGTATGTATCGTTAATTTCTACGCAGACCTGCAACTGTCTTATCATGGTCAGTTGAAAGTGGTAGGTATCCACCGTGATGCAGAACTGAAAGACCTGCTTACTCTTGAAGCGAGCGTTGATGCTGCTGCCGTCAAGACAGCTCTGGCTGCTAAAGGTATTGATTTCGTACCAACTGGCCTGTAATAACAATAATAAGACATTCTGGAGAATTTTACAATGTTAACTAATTCTGAAAAAAGCAGATTTTTCCTTGCTGACCTGACTGGTGAAGTCCAGTCTATCCCAAATACTTATGGGTATATTTCCAACTTAGGTCTGTTCCGTTCAGCACCAATCACCCAAACTACTTTCCTTATGGACTTGACTGATTGGGATGTTAGCTTGCTTGATGCGGTAGACCGCGATAGCCGTAAAGCAGAGACTAGCGCACCTGAGCGTGTTCGTCAAATCAGCTTCCCAATGATGTACTTCAAAGAAGTTGAAAGCATTACTCCTGATGAGATTCAGGGTGTACGTCAGCCAGGAACTGCAAACGAACTGACTACTGAAGCTGTAGTACGTGCTAAGAAGCTGATGAAGATTCGTACCAAGTTCGATATTACTCGTGAGTTCCTGTTTATGCAAGCTCTGAAGGGTAAAGTTGTTGATGCTCGTGGTACTCTGTATGCTGACCTGTACAAGCAGTTCGACGTTGAGAAGAAGACTGTTTACTTCGACCTTGACAACCCTAATGCTGACATTGACGCTGCTATTGAAGAACTGCGTATGCACATGGAAGACGAAGCTAAGACTGGCACTGTAATCAACGGTGAAGAAATTCACGTAGTTGTTGACCGCTTATTCTTCAGCAAACTGGTTAAACACCCTAAGATTCGTGATGCCTATCTTGCACAGCAGACCCCACTGGCTTGGCAACAGATTACTGGTTCTCTAAGAACTGGTGGTACTGACGGCGTTCAGGCTCACATGAACACTTTCTACTACGGTGGTGTTAAGTTTGTCCAGTACAACGGTAAGTTCAAAGACAAGCGTGGTAAGGTTCATACTCTGGTGAGCATTGATGGTGCTGGTGCAGAGGTTGGTGTAGGACACGCTTTCCCTAACGTTTCTATGCTGGGTGAAGCAAACAACATCTTCGAAGTGGCTTATGGCCCATGCCCTAAGATGGGTTACGCAAATACACTTGGTCAGGAACTGTATGTATTCGAATACGAAAAAGACCGTGATGAAGGTATTGACTTCGAAGCTCACTCTTACATGCTGCCATACTGTACTCGTCCTCAGTTGCTGGTAGACGTTCGTTCTGACGCTAAAGACGAATAATATTCTTAAGGAGGGTTATGAATGTGTTATACAGGCGACCCAGCCAATAACCCTCTTGATAGAGTAAGAATCCTCTGCACAGACACCAATAATGATGAAATTCTTATTGAACAGTCTGTGCTAGAGTGGTTCTATCTAGAATCTGGAAAGGATGAAAAGAAAGCAGCCATCAAAGCTCTTAAATATTTACTCTTTCAAGTAGCCAAGATGGGAGATGAGAAGGTTGGTGGTGTTTATTTACGTAACTCTTCCAGATTCAAATCTCTGAAAGCTGTTTATGATGACCTTGTTAAAAGCTCTGTTTCAGGACTACCCTATGCAGGTGGTATTAACCAGTGCGATATTGATATGCGTCGTCAGAATCCTTGCTCTGTCAAGAAATACACAGAATATGGTGATGCTGCCAGATACGAAGGCAGAGATTACTGCAACCGTGTTAATGGCGTATTTATTATCGAGCGAGATGAATAATGGTTAAAAGGGTTATTCACCCCGCTAGAGCAAAATTAGTCGGGGCTATGAAGAACTTGCAAACGGCTAATGCTCAAGTTGGGTATTTTCAAGAACAAGGTCAACATAGCTCTGGTTTTTCTTATCCTGCTTTAATGTATTTACAAGAAGTTATTGGGGTTCCTTCAGCTTCTGGTAAAGTATATCGTAGGTTGTTTGAAATCACTATGATGCTAAACAGACAGACCTTGTTAGAGCAGACTAAGAAGAATCTCTATAAGCAACTTAGCAGTCTCAACACAGACCCTTCAAATACCCTAGAAGCATTTGCAAAGAATGCTCAAAAGGCAATTAAAAGAGGTTTTGGTAATTCTGCTATCCTCCCTCCTAACGCACCTTCCACAGTCAAGAAAAAAGGCTTTAATGCACCTCTTGTTGAGACAGGTGACTTAAGGGATAACCTTGCTTATAAAATTTCTACTAAGAAGGGTATTAAGAAATGAGACTCTTAAACAGACACAGCTTTGTAGTAAAGCGTAAAGTCTCTGAAGACGGTTATTACAATGATGATGGTGATTGGGTAGCTTCACAAGATATTGTAGAGGTTAACTGCAAAGGTAATATCCAGCCATATATCAAAGGCTCTGTAAAGAACGGTACACAGATTGCTTTACCGGAAGGTATCAGGCTTACCGATACAAGAATCCTGTATACTACATATAAACTTAGAACTTCAGATGATGTAGAGTGGAATGAGTCTGACATTGTTATGATTGATGGTCATGAGTATGAAGTATTTATGACTATGGATTGGTCACAGCAATTAGCCCATACGTCCCATTATGAATATATCATTATTAGAAGGGATAAAATGAATGCAGTTAGAAACAGCAGAACTTGAAAAAGGTCTAGTTAGAACCTTAGTGGATGTTATTGGTCACAGACTAGCTCGTGATAAAAATAATAGACCAAATGTAATTAGAGCTTACCCTTCTGATAACTCAAATGACAAAGGTTTAAAACCTGACCAGCCATTTATTACCGTATATTGTCAAGATGCTGCAACACCTTATGGTTGGGTTCTTGATAAGTTTGTTGAGGATGATGTAGTTTGCTACAGAATTGCTTTTCAGATTCCAGTATTAATTACGGTAAATGGTAAAGGTGCTCACAGTATTATGCTTGAGCTTAAACAACGATTAGAGATGAGTTCAGTCAGAGATTTAATTCTTGAAGAGACAGGAGCTACAGTTTTAGACACTGGAGCTATCCCGAATGACTATACCTATCTCAATACAGATTTCGAAAATTCTGCGCCTCTTGTTGTAACTCTTGTAAAAAATTCAGTCCTGAAAGATGAACGTGGGGGAATTATTGAACGTGTCATTGTTGATGGTGAATTAGTTTACGAAGAAGGACAAGAGCCACCAGAATATACTATCCATCTAGATGTAGACTCCAAAGGGGTAAAATAAATGTGGAATCCAATTGTTAATGTAGATATTACATTGAACACCGCAGGAACTACAAGAGAAGGTTTTGGGCTACCACTATTTTTAGCTTCAACAGATAACTTTGAAGAAAGAGTCCGTGGTTACACTTCCTTAACTGAAGTTGCTGAAGATTTCGATGAAAACTCTGCTGCATATAAGGCTGCTAAACAACTTTGGAGTCAGACTCCTAAAGTAACTCAGCTTTATATTGGTAGACGTGCTATGCAGTACACTGTATCAATTCCTGATGAGGTTACTGAGAGCACCGACTATTCTTTAACTGTAGCTGTGAGCGGTGGAGTTTCTCAGCCATTCCAGTACACTTCACAGTCAGAAGATACTGCTGAGAAGGTGCTACAGCAGCTTAAAACTCAGATTGAAGCAGAGCCTTCTGTAAAAGACCTTGTTACCGTCAATGTAACTGGTGCTGGTGGTTCAGCAACAATGGTAATCACCAAAGCGGGTGACAATGACTTCGTGAAGGTTACCACTACAGCACAAACAGTGTCAATTGCAAGTACAACTGCTGACACAGCATCGACTGCTCTGGCAGCTATTGAGGCTTATTCAACTGACTGGTATTTCATTGCAGCAGAAGACAGAACTCAACAGTTTGTCTTAGCAATGGCTTCTGAGATTCAAGCTCGTAAGAAGATTTTCTTTACAGCTAACTCTGATGTAACAGCCCTACAAGGTACAGAATTATCCAGTGCAAATGATGTTCCAGCACAACTTGCTAAGAATAAGTACACTCGTACAGTTTGCTTGTGGCATCACACAGCAGCAGAAGATTATCCAGAAATGGCATACATTGCTTATGGTGCTCCTTATGATGCAGGTTCAATTGCTTGGGGTAACGCACAGTTAACTGGTGTAGCTGCTTCTCTACAGCCATCTAATCAGAGACCTCTGACAAGTATTCAGAAGTCAGCTTTAGATGCACGTCACTGTAACTTTATTGACCTTGATGGTGGTGTTCCAGTGGTTCGTAGAGGGATTACTTCTGGTGGGGAATGGATTGATATCATCCGTGGTGTTGACTGGTTAGAATCAGACCTGAAAACTTCTCTGAGAGACTTGCTAATTAACCAGAAGGGTGGTAAGATTACTTATGATGATACTGGTATTACCCGTATTCGTCAAGTCATTGAAACCTCTCTGCAAAGAGCAGTCAACAGAAACTTCCTGTCATCTTACACAGTTAATGTTCCTAAAGCCTCTCAAGTTGCTTTGGCAGACAAGAAAGCTCGTATCCTGAAAGACGTTACCTTCTCAGGTATCTTAGCAGGGGCTATCTTGGATGTTGACTTGAAAGGTACAGTGGCTTACGAATAATAGAGGTAAATTGGAATGGCTATGTATCAGCAATATTCCCCTAAAGACGTTGTGTGTAGCTGGAATGGTATTGCCATTGAAGGCTTTGCCCCAGACTCATTCTTACGTCTACAGAGAACATCACCACTTGTGACACCAGTTGTAGGTGCGGGTGGTCAAGTTGCTCTGACAAGAAATGCAGACAAGACAGGTACTATTGAGATTGAGCTAATGCAGACTTCTCTCTCTAACCAGATGCTTTCTGCAATTCAAGCTAAACAAGACAATATGGAACTTGAAGAAGATATCTCTTCTAACTTCGTAATCTACGACCCATCAGGCTCTGTTCTGGCAACTGGTATTAATGCTTGGTTGCAGGAATTACCTCAGATTGAACTTGGTCGTGACCAGAACTCTAAAACTTGGATTTTTGGTTGTGAGAAGCTAGACTACACTTCTACAATTCCAGCGTCAAGTGTTTAATAAATCCTACAAGGGGGAGACTTTAAAAGGTCTTCCCCTTTTTTGTTTCTTTTAAAAGTATTAAGGAATCACAATGAAAACAGAATCTAGAGTAATTAATGGTAAGAAAGTAAATATCGTTCTGCTTGGAGCAAGAGATGGTATTAAGATGTCTATGAAGTTGGGTAAAATTGTTGTTCCAACATTTGCACAGATGCTGTCAAGTCTGACTGATAAAGACAAGAAAGAAGCTCCAATGGTTCCATTTAAAGAACTTGTTGAAGCTTGTTTTGACAGAATTGAAGAAATTAACCTTGAAGAAATGGCTACATTACTATTTCAAGGGGCAACTGTCGATGACTTCCCACTTAATATTGATACGTACTTCCAAGCAAACTACGGTGAGTTTATTGATTACTTAGCATTTGCGCTGGAGGCAAACTTCGGAAGTTTTTTCGAAGCAAGCATTTTCAAAAGCCTAACTTCTCAGTAAACATGGGTAACACTCTACAGACACCACTAACTGATGCTGCTGTAGAGGCAACCTATGAAGAAGCAGACGAGATGAAATTTGTGCTTGCTATTTATGGTATGGAAGGGTGTAAAGAAACACTTGACCAACTCTTTGCTATGACATTCTCTGATTTATTATCATTGAGACAATTTCTTGAGATTCAGAGGTCGTATAAAGAGGAAATTGCTTACAACGAACTTAGAAGAGCAGGAAAAATGTAATGGCACAATATACAGTTGATAGCTTCATTGTTGAACTTGGTTTCAGTGAAAAGGTAATTAAGGGTTTGCAAAGAGTTGAGAAAATGTCTATGCAAGCTGCTCAACGTATTGAGCGAAATATCAATAAAGCCTTTGATGTGAAACCTAATAAAAGTTCTCAGGAAGCACTTAATAGAATTGTAAAAAATGCTCAGTCTGCTTCGGGCAGAATCAATAAAGCACTCAACAGTTCCTTGAACCTTGATTCACAAGGTGTGAAATCCCTTAAGAAACTTGAAACTCAAGCCAAAAAGACTGCAAAGGGTATTAACAAGTCCTTAAGAGATGCTATGAAGGTTGATGGTAAAATCACTATTAAGACAGGTAGAGGAAGAGGTGGACAGAACATTCCTCCTGTTGGTGGTGGAGCACCCAGAGGTCCGAGAGTAGATGTTGCTCAGAGACAAATGGAAAGGATGTTTAATAACAACTTCTATTCAGGGCTAACCCGTAGACTGGAAACAATTGGTGGTCAAGGGAACCAGATGGCAGCCTCTTTCAGAGGAAGCTTGCAAAATATCTATAACAGATATAAGGGTACTGGTAAGGTTGGTGAGTATGAGATGGAAGTTAAAAAGCTCATCGACGTAACCAAACGTTGGGTTATTGCAGAAAATGCTAGACTGAAATCAGTTAAAGAATCAGCTTGGCTACAGGATAGAGCCAACGCATCATTACGTCAATTAGTTGGTGGTTTTGTTTCAGCTTACGCTTTACTGGAACTATCACAAAAGACTATTGAGGCTGGTGTAAAAAGACAATCTGCACAGTTAGCCTCTACAGCTATCTTTGGAGCAGATACACAGCAAGCCAGAATGTTCGCTGCATCATTCGCACACCAGATTGGTCAGAACTACACAGATACCATGAAGCAGTACTCAAACTTCGCTGCTGGTGCTCAACCAACACTTGGTTTTCAGGGTACTCAAGAGTTCTATAAGAATGCTGCAATGTTTGCCCGTATCAGGGGTGCTACTGATGAAGACTTGAAAGGTATCATGGTTGCATTCCAGCAGATGGCATCAAAAGGTAAAGTTCAGGCAGAAGAACTTCGTGGACAGTTAGGTGACCGTTTAGCAGGTGCTGTACAGCTATTCGCTGATGCCATTGGGAAGACTCCACAAGAACTTGATAAGATGATGCAAGACGGTAAACTTCTTGCTCAAGACGTTCTGCCTAAAGTATCTGAAAGAATGGCTGAGCTTGTCAAGCAAGCAGGTGGTATGAATGCCGTATCTAAGCAGACCGCTACGTCAATGGGTCAAGCTAAGGCTATGTGGGATAACACACTTGTAGCATTGTTTAACAACTCTAGTGATGGTATTTCACAGTTGTCTAACTCTGTTGCAATGTTCTTACAAGGCTCTTTGGGTAGCACACAGGCTTTGGGTGTTGTGATTGGAAACCTGTTAAAAGGTGCTAGTAATCTGCTCGACTTCGTTACAGACTTCATGTACAGAACATCTGCATTATACTACTATGCAAGAGCTTGGTATAAAGACCTTGACAACAGTCAGCAGAAGCTAATCAAGAGTGCTGGTGAATTTCTGGGAACAGTCGTGACAATTGGTGGTGCAGTTGCTGTAGTATCAAAATCAGTCAAGCTCCTAAGTGGTTTGGTTGGTGGCGGTATCTTTGGTAAAATCTTACAAAGACTTGGTGTTAGTGCAGCAGGTACAGCAGCAGCAGGAGAAGCAGCCGCAGCAGCAGGTGGAGTTACAGCAACGAGAATGGCACTTGGTACTGTTGGTTCTGCACTAATGCTAAGAGGTTCTACAGACCCAAATGCTGCTAAAAACTACAGTGAAGTCACACTTCCAAAACCATTTGAAAATGCTGTTGCAAATATTACAAACCCAAAAAGACCAATGTTCTTCGATGAGAATGGTCAACTTCAGTTTGCACAGTACACTCAAGACATTGAAGGTAACAGAAAGTTAATTGACAATGGTCTATCTAATTGGGAGATTATCATGGAGAAGCTATCAACATCTATTGATAACTTTGCCAATAAGTTCAACCAGACACCAATGATGATGACACCTTCTGGTTTACCTATGCAGACTAAACAAACCCTGAATGTTACTTTCAATCTTGATGGTAAACAAATTGCTACTAAGATGGTGGATATTACTGACAAGAATCAAGAAGACATTCTTCTAAGTTCAAGCTATCCAGAGGAAGAATAATGTTATGGGATTCTAATATGCAAATCAAATATAGTGGCAAAGATGGCATCTATTTCCACTTAAGAGATAATGTAGATGCCTTCTTAACTTTATCAGCAACTGAAAACATGGAATTTGACAGCCCTATGCAGGTTACTACACAGAACATGCAATCAGGGCAAACCGTCACAGATAATGTGCAAAGAGCACCCAGAACAATCACTATTAGCGGTGTCGTTGTGGTTGGCTATGAAGGGAGCTTATTATTAACTCGTCAGGGCCAATTAGTAGAAAACTTCATCGACACTCTTGAAAGCTGGCGTGACCAGAAGCAGATTATTTCAGTCATCTGTAAAGACGGAATTAAAATTGATGATTCCATTATCACGAGCTTTAAAGCCTCTAAAGATGTTGGTATTTCTAATGGTCTGAGAGTCCAGCTAACTTTTCAGGAAATTAACTTCAAAGCTGTTGTGGGGCAGACTGATATCTCGGCTGCAACTGGAAAAGCCGCGACTACGAATGATGGTGGTGCTACCAGTAAAAAGAACACAGGGAACACTACAACAAGTTTAGGTAATGGTAAATTAAACTGTCAGTTATTATTTGACCTAGACGCTAATGGTGTAAGGGAACTCACTAGTGCTGAAGACAATGCTCTTGCAAAATGCTCAATGTCTGCGAAGACAAGAAAAGGTGTTACTACATTCAGTGACGAGGCTGAAAGAAATGCTGGAGCAGCGTTAAATAGTACTGCTGGAAATGGGAAGGCATTACAAAAGCACTCAGTGAATCCGAATAAGAAGGGGACTTATTAATGTCACAATATATTCCTGTTCCTGATACAGAATGGTCTACACAAACTGTAACTCTGGATGGTACTGTCTTTGTAATTGAGTTAAAGTATAAAGAGAGGCTTGACAGATGGTTCTTGACGCTATCTGATGTTGATGGTAATGTATTATTATCTGAAAAGAAATGCCTTGCAGACCAGTCAATCACAGGACGCTATGTAATTCCTTCATTAGCTGGAGAGCTTTTTGTTGAACGAATGTATGGTACTGATTTACAACCTACCAGAAATAACTTCGGAAGAGAAAAGGCATTTGAGCTTAATTATTACACTCAAGAAGATATGAGATTAATGGAGAATTTATAATGTCTGTAAAAGATAGCACTGCTGGGGCTTCTTTTAGGTGCTATCAATTGGCTGTAGGTAGTGAAACTACAGCCTTTAATGATAAACCTACAAGCCATGCTAAAGATTCTATGCAAATGGATTATTTCGACAACTTGCAATTTACTTGCAATGTGTCTTATACATCTCAGAAAAATAAAGTAACCTCCGATGACACCACTTTTGAAATCTACAACCTCAATAAAGAGATGAGAGCTAAATTTAAAACAGTTGGTGCAACAGTTATGCTCAGAGCAGGTTACACCACTGGCTTTAAAAGAGATGCAAATGGTGACCTTATTATTGAGTATGATAACCTCCCATTAATTTATCTAGGCACTATTGAGTATGCTTATACGTATAAGCGTGGTGTTGATATGATTACGAAGGTTATCTGTTCCAATGATAAAATGGAAAGAACCACGATTAAGACATCAATTTCTTATAAAGCAGGGACAACACGTAAAAGTGTGATTAGAGATTTAGTCAGTAGACTAGGCTTCTCACTTATTGATGAAGACCTTTCAAGTATTGATGGTTACACTTACAAGAATGGTTTTAGTGTTTGGGGGAGTGTTGCAGAGGCACTTACAAAGGTTTGTGAAGAAAGTAGTCTACGTTGGTATACATTTAACAAGCAAATCCGAGTAGTCCCTTTTAATGCTAAGGCTAGACAACTTTCTTGGGAAATTTACCCATATAACGTTATTGACTCTTTGCAAGGTTACTACAGAAGAACTAGAAAGGTTCTGAAAAAAGAGAATAAGACAGTTATTAAAGTTAAAACTGGAGTTCGTTGCAAAATCCATTTAGATGGGAGAATTAAGATGGGTGATAACATCACTATCAGAGAAAGTGAAGATTTTGAAGGCCAGTATCGAGTAAAAGGTCTTTCTCATAATCTTGATTTTACTGGTGGTGCTTGGACAACTGAACTAGATTTAGAGAAGGTGGAATAATGAAATCACCAGTTACTAGAATGTCTGGGTATGTTTCAGAATGCCTTGATGAATTTAGAAAAGAACTGTATACTGGATTACCAGCTATTATCCAGTCTTTTGATTCAAAGACTCAAACAGCCACTGTTAAGCCACTTTACTCTATTAATGGTTTACCTATGCCAGAGATTACTGGTGTACCTGTTCAATTTCCAAGTGGTGGTGGAGCATCTTTAACATTCCCCGTAAAAACTAATGACAGATGCTGGTTAGCTTTCTCAATGTTACCTTTAGACGACTTTGTTGTCAATGACAAGAATGTCCAGATGGAAACAAATATGAGAAGGACACACGATATTTCAGACTGTGTAGCTTTCGTAGGTATCTGTACAAGAACACAGAATTTTAAACCAGACCCAACAGCAGTCAGACTCCATTTTGGTGACTCTGTGTTAAGAATCACTGATGATGGTAATTTCTACTTTGAAGGTGATGTGCACATTTCTAAAAACCTGTATGTAACAGAAGAAGTACACGGTTCAGATTTTATCAGTGACACGACTGGTGTGAGCTTTAATGAACACACGCACCATTATTACTGGACAGACCCTGCTGGTGAGGCCGATACTACAGAGGCACAATAATGAAAACAGACTTTGCATTAAATCTAGGTGGTGACTATGTTGCCACTTTAGGTTCAGATTCAGTGTATGTGGCTCATGGTGATTTAAAGATTACTGGTAACCAAATTAGAATTATCCCAGAAGATGATAAAGCTACTCAGGTTGCTCAAAGACTTCATATTAGATGCCTTTTAAGGGCTGGTGAAGTCTTCTTTAATACATCTGCTGGGTTCCCATATTTACAACTTGCCAAATTTAAACAGAAAACTTCTATCTTTGATAATTATATGAAAGCCTACCTTGTTGAAACAAGAGATGTATCTAACATCTATAACTATTCTTCTTCAATGGACAATGCTCAAAGAAAAGTGACTGTTAATTTTGATGCAACCACTACAACAGATATTTTAACAGACATTACGCAAGAGGTTAATATCTAATGGCAGGATTAACTACAACCGGATTACAAACTCTAAGATATCAGGAAATTTTTGATAATATCAAATCAAGACTTCTTAGAGATATTTCACCCAACCTTGACGTTTCTGAAGATAGCCAATTAGGACTCTTCCTAGCTTCAATTGCAAGGTCTTTAGCAGATACTCATGAGATTCTATCAGAAATCTACGATGGGGGTACAATTGATAAGGCTGAAGGCTTTAACCTTGATGATATTACAGCTTTAAATGCGGTATACAGATATGTTGCTCAGGCAACAAGAGGTCAAGTTGAGTTTACTGGAACGACTGGTGCTACCATTCCTTCAACAACAAGATTAAGAAGTACTGCCGGAAACATCTTTTATCCAGTTAATAACATTACCCTTACTCCATCATATTGTGTTGAAGCTATCCTTGAAGTTAACTCTTTACGAACTGATGCAGATTATGTTATTATTATTGATAACGTCATTTTCTCATATAAACCAACCTCATTAGACACAATCACCACGCTGCTAACAAAATTAGCAGAAGCTATTAATGGTGGTATTGTAGCAAAAGCAGAAGTCATTAATGATGGAGCCGCACTAAGAGTCTATAAAGACGAGGGTGATATCATTGCAAGAACAAACCCTATGGTTGTCACTGCAACAACGTTTCTAACCTTTACAAAAATTACAACTATTTCAGATGTAGTAGCTGAAGAGGTTGGTGCTACACCTGCTTTGGCTGGTACGCTTATTGAGATTGAGACAACTGTTGATGGTCTTGACAGTATTTATAACAGGTATGACTTAACAACTGGTAGAAACGAAGAAACTGACACAGAACTTAGACAGAGATATTTAGAATCTTTAGCAGTTACTGGTGTAGGGACTTTGGATGCAATTGTAGCTGCTGTTAAAAGAGTTCAAGGTGTCTCAGATGCTTCAGGTGTTGAGAATGATACTGAAGAGACAAGCTCAGAAGGTCTTCCACCAAAATCTTTTAAGATTGTTGTAGTTGGTGGTCAAAATGATAATGTTGCTCAAGCAATCTGGGATACAAAACCTGCTGGTATTAGAGCTTACGGCTCAATTTTTGGTACAGCCCATGATTTAGGTGGTTTAGCACATAATATTTACTTTAGCAGACCAACACCAAAATACGCATTTGTTAAAGTATCTTACTCATTATATGACGAAGAAAGCTTGACAATCCCTGAAGAGGATATCAGAGATAGCATTGTACAAGGTATTAATGCTTATGGGAGAACTCTTAAGGTTGGTAATGATGTTATCCCTAACAGAATCTATGGATATATCTATGACGTAATTAAAGGTATTGAGATTAATGAGGTTAAAGTAGCCTTATCAAACAGCCAATCAGTTCCACCTAGTGACGGGCAGTATACTACAGCAAGAATTACTGTTGACGGTGACCAATATACTGTTTGGGAAAGCAGCCAGTATACCATCACTAAGGAGTAATAATGTTTGAAAAGATTGATAGTGTTTATTACAAAACACTTGATGAAAGGACTGTAACACAGTTTAAAGATAAATTTATCTACACAAGTATCTTGAAAGCAATCACTGATGAATTACAAACTCTAGAGGATGTTTGCTGGCAGATGCACACAGAGAGAAATATCAGGACGTCAGTAGGTCAACAACTTGATAATATTGGCTCACTGATTAAAGTTCCTAGACCTTTAGGTGCTGATGATGAAACATACAGAGCTATGCTTTATATCCAAATCTTCCTAAGACGTTCTGATACTACTCCAACATTCTTGCAAAAAGCAATTATGACATTGTATGGTGCAACTTTCTCTCAGATTTTTGAGCATATTACTCCTAAGACTGGTGGTATCGTTATCCGTATTAATACTAGAAAAAGCGTTCTTGATGCTGCATATACACTGTCAAAGATTTCTGCAACAACCACTGGTTCCGCTGTTATCTTAAGAGATGTTACTTTAAATGGGACCGCTTGGACACCTGTAGAGGTTGCTGATTCATCACTTGCTATTGTTGATGATAAAGAGAACTGGTTTGTAACTGATGCTAACAGAGGTCTGGTAACAAATAACACTGGTGGCTCTCTGGAGTCCAACCTAGTAGGGAGTCTTGCAGATGCTGGTGTTATTGATGGTTACTTTAAGGTTGACAGAACAGCAAACTCACAGAGCGATGATTATATGACTGTAGATAGGTCTAATAATAGTGGCTATTTCATTGCTGGTAAAGAAGCTATTGCAGGTGGTGCATATGGAATCATGGCTGAGGTTGCACAAATTGTCAAAGGCAGAAAAGATAAATCACAACAAGAAGGAAATTCTTAATGGCAGTTCTAAATTGGTCTACAAACGAAGTAGATACTGATGGTAATCAGTTAAAAGTTTTACCACCACCGGAAGTTCAAGAGACAGGTCTTTTAAAGGGTGAGCCTATGGGTAGACAGTGGTTCAACTATATTATCAACTACCTGCTGAATAAAGTAAATGGCACTGTTGGTGAAGTTCGTTCATATGCAACTGAGCAACCAGATTTAGTGGCTAATGGCTGGAACCTCATTAAGTCTGAGACAGGGACTGCATCAACAAGTACAAGAAACCTTTACACATATGAATATGTAGGAGCTTAATAATGGCAGTAGGTGAAATCCAAATTAGTGCCTTGCCACAAGCGGCCTTACCAATTGATTTGAGTGATATCTTCCACCTTAAGCAAGGTGTTGAGGATAAAAGATGTACGCTTGAGCAGTTGTTAGCACCTCACGCATCTCTGAGGAATAATCCTCATGGTGTAACTAAATCACAAGTGGGTCTTGATAATGTTATTAACTCTCTTCAATTAGTTGCAGCTAATAACTTGTCAGACATTGTGAATGTTGCTGAGGCAAGAGCAAATCTACAAATTATGTCGTCAGAGGAAGTGAATAACTTAATTCAGCAACATATTGACGACAAAAGTAACCCACATAACACAACGAAAGCACAGGTCGGTTTAAGTAATGTTCAGAACTGGACAACATCCAATCTGTACAATGAAGATGCTGATAAGTATGCTACAGCGAGAGCAGTGAATAACTTATACAAAGCTATCCAAGCATCATATCCAGTGGGGACTATTCATCTGTCTGTTAACTCTGCTAACCCATCCACTTACTTGCTTTGTGGTGGCACTTGGGAGTTAGTTTCTAAAGGTAGGGCACTAGTTGGTTATGATACAGATTCTAGACCTGTTGGTTCAATGTTTGGTTCTCAGACTGTAGCATTAACAAATAATAATTTACCAGCACATACTCACTCTATCTACCTAACAGGTGGTGGTCATACACACTCTGCAAGTGTATCTATCTCTAGTTTTGATTATGGTTCAAAAAGCACATCAACTTTTGATTACGGTACAAAAACGACTAATAGTGCTGGTGCTCACACTCACACGTTTAGTGGCACAACAAGTAATGCTGGTAACCACAACCATAGAGTTCCTATGAGGGGTAATGATAGGGGTGGCACAAATGCTATTACTGCATCTGCTGATGCTGGTGTTGGTAATGCTATGTATACTGATTTAGCTGGTGCTCACACCCATAGCTTCTCAGGTACAACTGCATCATTTGGTGCTCATAGTCATACTGTCGCAATTGGTGCTCACAGCCACACTGTTAATATTGGTTCGCACAGTCATACAGGCACTGTTACTGTTTCTAGCTCTGAGCATACACACTCAGGGACAACTGGTTCTGTTGGTGGTGGTCAAGCATTCAGTGTTGAGCAGCCATCTTTTGTAGTGTATGTGTGGCAGAGAACAGCTTAATTTCTTTACAGGGGCTTTATAGCCCCTTTTAAGAGGAAAATTCATAATGGCAGATTACAAATTGAGTCAATTAAACTCAATCGACACAATTCGTTCAGAAGACCTATTGCACATCAGAGTTAAGAAAAGACCTGAAATGTTGGGTGATGAAGACCGCAGAATGACCTATCAAGACTTCTTAGCTTCCTTCAAACTAGAAAGGTTTGTTCAGATTGCTGGAAGCGCTATGACTGGGGATTTAGGTATTGTCAAGTTACTTTACGGTGGAAAGTCTGTATTTGACCCTACAGGCTCTTCTGAGATTACTATTGGGGATATTTTAAAGACTTTTAAAATTAACGCAAATGGTCTTAAACTAACTATTGCAGATGCTTCAAGGTCAGCAACTGTTTATCATACTCTGAATAAGCCAAGTCCTAATGAGCTTGGTATGAGGACTAATGAAGAGAATGATGCAAGATACGCAAGACTTGCTATCACAAACACATTCTCTGGAACTCAAAATATTCAAGGTGATGCTAACTTACTTCGCCTTAGAAACCAAAATGCAAATAATGCACAATATATCGAAGGTGTAAACCTAGATGGTTCGGCTAGATGGTGGGTTGGTATTGGTAGTAATGGCTCTGACGAAGTAAAGCTGTACAATAACAAATACAACTCAGCCTTGACTGTTGCAAGTAATGTCTCTGTTAATAAGTCTTTAGCAATCACTGGTCAAGTTCAACCTTCAGATTTCTCTAACTTAGATGCTAGATACTTCACTCAGACAGTTGCTAATCAGAGATTTGCACAGTTAGCTGGCAATAATACTTTTACAGGTGCTAACACATTTAGGACTATGAGTGTTATTTCAAATGCTGCTGCTATCACACTGCAATGTGCATCAGCAAACGAATCCCTGTATCTACTTGCAAAAGATTATGAAGGTGGAAACTTATGGTATCTTGGTAAAGGTAGTTCAGGTGCTGGTGTAACTATCTACAACTATACCACTAACACCTCTTTGGTCTTAGATGCTGCTGGAGTATCAGCAAATAAAAATGTCAGAATCACTGGACAAGTTCAACCTTCAGATTGGGCTAACATTGACTCTAGATATATTCCGGCAGCAACATTAAGTACAATTGCAAGAACTAATGCAAGGAATACTTTTAATGGTGTACAGACAGTTGTTACGGATAATGAAGGTCTGATTGTTAAAAACTCTACTCAGAATAGACCATTATATATTCGTGGTGTGGACACTACTAATGTATCAAGATGGTGGATTGGTGTTGGTGGTGCTGATACGAATGATGTTACCCTAAATAACAGTTATTCCGGAACCCAATTGGTTCTCGGAAATACAACATCATACATTAACAAAACATTGACTATTGCTGGACAAGTTCAACCTTCAGATTTCTCTAACTTAGATGCTAGATACTTTACACAAAGTGCTAGTGATAGTAGATACCTGAGAATCAGAAGTACTGGTTTCAATAATGGAAGCGGTGAAAAGTGGGCTAAAATTGCTACTGTTGTAATGCCGCAATCCGCATCTACTGCGGTGATTGAAGTGTTTGGTGGGTCAGGTTTTAATATTAACATGCCACATCAAGCAGGTAAGTGTGAGATTATTTTACGAACATCAAATAACAACCCAAAAGGTTTAAATGTTGTAGCTTGGAGAATCGCAGAGAATACCATTGTCACAGATATTGGTTATGTTAATACATCTGGCGACACTTACGATATTTACTGTAGGGTCGGTACGTTCCAAAATGGTACAACATCAAGAGTTCAATCTTCTAGCAATGCAAGTGTGCAGTTGTTTGAAGTCCCACAAACATTTGATGATGCTCCACAAGGTATTGTGAAGGGTACAATTGCAAAATACTACACAAGTTTGCAAAAACCAACCCCTTCAGATATTGGTGCATACACTAAAGCAGAAACTGACCAGAAGATTGCAGAAGCAATTAGTGACTCTACAGACCTGAATAAAATCTATCCAGTAGGTATTGTAACGTGGTTTAACAGTAATGTTAACCCTAATACAGCACTTCCTGGGTTAACTTGGACGTACCTGAATAATGGTGTTGGTAGAACTATTAGAATTGCAGCAGCAAACGGTTCAGATGTTGCTACAACTGGTGGTTCAGACTCTGTAACGTTATCTGTTGGTAACTTACCTTCACATACACACAGTTTCTCTGCTACCACTTCATCATTTGATTATGGTACTAAGACTTCTAGCACAACTGGTAACCATAACCACAACAGAGGTACTATGGAGATTACTGGTTCATTTGGTTACTTCAGGAGTGACACTAGCAGATTCTACACAGCAAGTGGTGCATTCCACCTCGGTAGTCAGGCAGGTTCTAAAGGGTATACTGGTAATAACTTTACTAATGGTATCCCTGTCAACTTCAACGCATCAAGAAACTGGTCTGGTGTAACGAATACAACAGGTAACCACAGCCACACTGTTGGTATTGGTGCTCACAGCCACACAGTTAGTGGTAAAACAGGTGGTACTGGTTCTGGTTCAGCATTCAGTGTTACTAACCAGTTCTATAAGTTAATGGCTTGGGTAAGAACTGCTTAATCCCTTGTTGACTGATTGTTAAGATGGTGTTAATATTCTTTATGGGTATTCTCACCATCTTGGCTGATGAGGTGATTAAATGCCTACAATCCTAGCAATTCTTCTAAAAAATCTAGGTAGCTTCTTCTGGAAACTCATTTTATCCCTTCTAAGTGAATACATGATTGAGAAAGTGTTCTTTAAGCTTGCAAGATACCTTGCGAGTAAAACAGACACACCTATTGATGATGAGTTCGTAGATAACTTAGAAAAAGCTTTTAAGGGGGAGAAATAAATGAAGTGGCTAGAGGAAGCTTTTAAAAATAATATTGGTGCAATTGTAGTTGGTATTTTTAGTGTTATTGGGATGTATACCACGATGCAGGTTTCAAGTGGTAAACAAGAAGTGTCTGTCACAACAAAGTTACAGCAGCTAGATAATTATTCCAAAAGTAACTATTCAGCTATTCGTGATTTACAGTCTGACATGAGATTGATTCAGCTAGGGATGGAGAACCAGAAAGTTCAGTTAGAGAATGTTAAGGGTGAAAACGCAAAACTTACCAAAACCCTTGATAAATTCTCTGACAGTGTGAACAATCTGGCTCAATCAGTATCAGCCTTGCAAGCTATTACTGAAAAGAACACAAAGAATACTGAAAAATAAAATTTAAGGCTCCCGTAAAAAGGAGCCTTTTTTGTTTTTACTTACCTACTGACAGAGGTGCTTCAATCTTTCCTGCATGTTGGTAGTTGTAAATGCCACCAATAAAATCACTTGCAGTAAGGTGTTTTAGGTCACTTAGTGTGTTAAGTGTTACACCAATCTCAAAAGTAGGTGCATGGAACTCTTCATTGTTCATCAGTTCATAAACCTGTTTCATATGGTTCTGATAAATCTGAGTATCTCCAAAGACACCTATCAAGTACCGTGGAGTGTATCCAGTCATCTTACAAAGAACTTCTAAGATGAAACCATAAGACGCAATATTAAACGGAAGTCCTAAAAAGGTGTCTACTGAACGTTGATACCACTGTAAGTCAACTTCACCCTCATTAGTGATATAAATCTGAAACAGAACATGACAAGGTGCTAAAGCCATTGAGTTTGCTGCAATATCTGCTGCATTCCAAGCATTAACAAGCATGTAACGGTCTGTGATATCACCCTTCATCTTCGTTACTAAGGTCTCTAGCTGGTCTACAACACAACCATTATGACCTTCAAAGTTTCTCCACTGAACTCCATAGATTCTCCCACCTGCATCCTCTAACCAATCTTGTTCAGAAGAATAATTAGAGCTTAACCAACGTTTAAAATCATCTGACCAGATAGTCCAGCGTTCTCCGTCATTTTCATCCCAAGTACGGTAACGAAGTTCACCCAGCTTATTCTCACCATTCAGGAACCATAAAGCCTCCCCAATAACTTGCCGTGTAAACACCTGTTTAGATGTTAAGAGCGGGAAACCAGTCCTCATATCAAAACGAAACTGAGGTGGAGCAAAAGCAGAGATAACATCTCCAGTTCTTGTAGTACGCAGTTCACCAACGGATAAAACATGGTTCAGGATATTTTTGTAACTTGTATCTGCTTGTGACATATCAAAAGTGTCCTTTTACTTGTGGAACATAAATTTCAAAAGTTGCTTTACCATCCTCTGATGGTTTTGACTGTACCTTTGTAAACACACGGTTATCATACAGCTTCTCAAAGAAGTTTTCAAAAGGTAAATGCACAGTGGCCTCTTCAGTAACTTTATGGAAAACAGTATGGAACACCACACTAGCATACGGTAAAGCATTGACAAGGATACCTGCACCACCAATTACAAAGACATCTTCATCAATAGAGCTATCAAGATACTTCAAAAATGCTCCAAATGACTCTTTACTGGCTTTAGCATACATTACATCATCTTTGCCAAAGTCTATGCCTAAGTATGGTACAGAATTTGTTAAGATGAGGTTTGCACGTTCTGGTAAAGGTTTACTACCCAGAGTCTTAAAAGTCTCATTACCCATGACTACTAAGTTATTTTTAGTGAGTCTCTTAAACTCTTGCATGTCCTGTTTATGTCGAGGCCACGGCATACCAGTCGGTGTACCAAATTCACCGTTTTCACCACTTGCAAATATTAGCTTAATCATTTTGTAAACCCTTTCTTAATGAACCAGTTGATAACATTCTTCACAGCTTTATTGCTATGGTAGATTAAGTGTGGTGTAGGTTGGTATGAACCATAAGCCCAGAAAGCAATGATTTCATTACACTCTGTACACCTTGTACTCTCTTCAGCGATATGACCGTTGACTATTTCACTTACCTCGCCTTGCAAGTCTGTACACCCACAATGTGGACATCGGATAGGTGTTCCGTCAGGCTCATAGCAGTGTTCAATTTTCATTTATTTAACCTCAAAAACTGGTTCAAGAACCAATATAAAGTCTACACAGTCATCTTCTTCATCCAGAATACCATCAAAGTTCTTAGGAACGAAGTCGAAGAGGCTCATCACAAAACAGTCAGAAGTAACCCTGATAGTTCCTCCAATGTTCTCTACAGTCAACACTGTACGACTTTCTTTCACCTCCCGAAGAAGATTACTCACAAAGTCATCTAAGAAGTACTTCATCAGCGACTTGAAACCTTTAGGGTAATCTGTACCAGAGTATGTTTCAATCTGAGGGACAAGCTTAACATTTATGCTAGTCTTTGTTAAGAATGCACTAGAGAACATACTGTCCGGTAGTTTACAAACAATCTTTCCAGTACCTTCATGTTCAATCTCAACAAAACCAGCTTCATCGCCACATGTAACTATTTTAAAAGATGCTTCATTCTCACCCTGTGAAGCCATAAACTTTTTAAGCATCACTTTAAGGAAGTCTGCATGAGCATCTTGTAAGTAGATATCAATCATGGTTAATCACCTATTAAGGGAACAAACACTTAATGTCATCGTTTTTGAAAACGAAACTTGTATAGTTGTGACCGTCAACATCCAGCCAAACAGCCTGAACATCTACACCATCAAGATTGTGGTAAAGTTCTTTGATGAAGTGGTCTTTCACAATCTGGCTGCTAGTTGTTTCCAGCTTAATATTTGAGATTGCTGAACCTACAGCCATATAACCCATGACACGTTTCTTCTCAGTATGCTTAATCTTACCATCTTTGTAAGCCATAATGAGATTGGAAAGAATTTTTACACCGTAGTACTTTTCAAGGTGAGTAGGTGCACCATAAAAGCCTAATGCGAAGTTTTCAGAGTGGATAATGTTTTCACGTTTCATATTAATCTGCCAACCTTAAATTGAAATTAACACCAAATTTTTCACACACTTCCAACATATACTCAAGAGAGACATTCCCAGTGAGGTGGATTATGTTGGATACACGAGCTTGAGAGATACCACAAATTTTAGCGACTTGCTCTTGAGAAAGACCTCTGGATTTAATCTCTCTCTTAAAACGATGTGCAACGAAGTCTCTCATTTCGTCTACATCCATTGGACAAATATAACTCTCCATTTCAGCCTCTCTATCAGCCTCCCAATCATCTTGTGGAGCATAAGGGTCAAAAACCTCATTCATCTTTCTTCTTCCGTTTACGTGAAGTGTCAATCAATGAATCTATGTTTGTAGCCCTAACCTTTTCACGTTCATCATTAAGATAATCATCAAGAACCTTTTCAATCTGTGAATCATCTTGACAGATAACTGTAAAGACTGTAAAGCCGTCTGTATCATCAATTATCTTACCATAACCGCTTCTGGGATGTAACTTTTTAAGAGCCATATCAAATACCTGTGCAGCTTCTGTTTTCTAAGAAATACTCAACACCATACATAGCTTTTTGCATCAAATCTTCTTTAAACTGGATACGATGATTGAGCATAGCCTGTACATCAATATCATCAGGGTGCTTCTCTTTAATGTTTGCAGATTGCAGGAAATATTCTGCAAGAACACGATACTGGTAGTCAGTTACTTTATCAGTCATCTCTGTTAAAGACTCTTCAGAGATTGGTTTAAGTAACTCACCATTAGCTAGAGCAACACCTTTTACAATCTGGCAAGTATCTTCTGGAACACCTGATAAGTCCACATTGGGAAGTTCTGTTGCATTGACTGGTAAATTTATTGCCATAACCATTGCAGCAGTTAATAAAATCTTTTTCATAATGACCTCAAAGTTATAT